GGCGGGCATCGGAACTTGCCAGGGCCATGGAGATAGCTGACAAAAAGAAGCTCACGGGCGATGACCGGATTAAGTTCCTGATGTTTCCTGATGAGACATCTGCGACTGAGATCGATAAGGCTGGTAAAGAGGCCACATTCCAACAGGAGACTGAGCTCAGCAAAAAGATTCAGAAAGCGATTACTGACTTTTTGAATTTAGTGCAAGACATTCCGTTAATCGGAGGGCCTGTTAAAGTTTTGCTGAAATCCCAAATACCATACGTCAAGACCCCGCTCAATATCGTAATCGAGACATTCGATTATGCGCTGCCTCCTCTCACGTTCGCGCGCGGAGTGTACAGTATTATGAAAGGCAACCGCCGCGATGGCGCCGTGCTGATCGGTAAGGCTGTGGTAGGTGCGATCATCATGACTGTGGCCAAGCAACTCTTCTCCATGGGCCTGCTCTCATGGGAGGATGACAAGGATAAGAAGGGTCGCAACATCCAGTACGACTCCGTGCCGCCGGCTTCCATGAACGTCGACGCACTCGCTCGCGGACTTACTGGTCAGGGGTGGGGCGTCAAGGATGATGATACCTGGGTGGCTTATAAAAAGATGGGCGTTGTCGGGATCCTGTTCAACAACTACACCAACAATTATTTCCGTTCGCTCAAGGATGAGCAGCAGATGCCGGGATTCATGGAGGAGATGGTGACTTCCGCTCCCCGGGTGTTGAGTTCATCCCTGGAACAATCTTTCCTAAAGGGTACAAATTCTTTCCTAAATGCTTTACAAGACCAGGGTGGTTATGAGACCCAGCAATGGGCCATCGAGACCACAGGGGCCGTATCCAGCATTGTGTTACCGAACACACTGGCCACAATCAGCAAATCCAGCGACGAGTACATACGCGATACTTACAACCGGGACTTCACCGATCGCCTCGCCGCAACCTTCAAAGCCAAGGTCTTCCTTGGTGGCCAGCTCCCGCCGAAGGTCAACCTCTGGGGAGAGAAGGTCACCGGGAACCCAGAAGGTCGCAACAAATTCACCTACTACCTGTTCGACCCTACCAAATTCAAGAACGTCGACACGGACAGTTACAAATGGAAATTGTATGAGGCGTGGAGAGATGACAACTTCAACTCGGAGTGGCTACCGGCGATGCCCACCAGGAATCTCAAGGTGCGCGGCGTTGACATGAAGCTCAGCCCCAAGGAGTTTGAGCAGCTTGCCACTTTCGTTGGCCAGGAGCGTGCCCGCGCGGTGCAGGGATACATCAACACGGGCTGGCGCTATCAGAAGCCAGAGCAGCGTATTGAGCGTTTGAAAGAGCTATACGCAGAAGGCCGTGAACGTGGAAAGAAGAAGTTTATGATGCAAACAGGATGGGGTGTGTTGACCCCTAAGAGGCTTGAAGCCATTAATAAAAATCGCTAACTTTGATTAATTAACCCCGGAACTCCAACCATGATCAACGAAACAATGTGGCACCCTGAAGTGGGTATTTGGCGCGCGGCAACCGGAGGCGCCTATAACTTCCCCGGTGCTTATGGAACGATCTATTCCGGATCAGCCTTCCCGACAAAAGGAGCCATCCCACAGCCGGTCAATAAGAACGGCGTGATCATCTCACAAGGGACTAAAGTCCGTGGCACCGGCACGCTGTTTATCTCCCAAATGAAGCCCGGCGACCACATCTATGCCAAGGATGTCGTGCGCCGGATCGATTACATCGAGTCCGATACGCTTCTCACGCTTGTCGAGGCATTCCCTACCGATATTGCAACTCCCATCAGCCCGCTGATCTGTGAACAGCAGATCTACAGGATGATCTATGCTAAGAATACACATGCAACAACTGCGGCAGTCCTTCAGGAAGCCCAGTTCGCAGCGGGTAATACACATGTGAGTGCCGGCGCTCCGTTGAGCTATGATACGACCGGAGGAGGCACGATCGAGTTTGAGGCGCACAAGTAAAAGGTGGCAGTCCTCATTGCATTCATCGGTGTAATGGGAGTTTGGTTTACGATCCTCACCTACAGGGCAAAAAAAGAGCGACGTAAACGACAGCAGGAGCGCGAACAGAATGAAAATCTGCAAAATGAGATCAAATATTACAAGCGTGAGATTGACACCCTAAATAATAAACTCCATGGCAAAGAATTCCAAGAAGACAACGAAGGCTAAACCCAAGCCGAAGCCGGCGGATCCGAAAACACAGGATGCCACCAACCCTGCTAATCCCCCACCGCCACCCGGGAAGCCTTGAAAGAGCGCATCATCATCGGCCTCTTCTGCACGGCGGTAGTCATTGAAGAATGCTGGACCTGGGTGAACTGGCCAGAGGTGGCAATAACACCATTCCCATTTGCCCCAGAAATGGCTATCAGGTGGGATTCTTTCATTTGGATACTCTGCTGCCATACCCAGATCATGATCTTTATCTCAGTGCTATGGTGGTATGCCGATAGGCTCAAACGGTTCTTTGCTGTTGCATTCATCATTCAACTGGCCGAGGTGATCGAGTTCTTTTTCAATTACAACTATCCCTGGTTCACACTTTACTTCGGCAGCCATCACCTGCATGTAAATGTGACCAACCTGCGGTTTTTTATACTGATTCCTTTTGCTTTAAACAAAATACTTACATGGAAGGACTAACGGTACCCCTGATTGTTGTGATTGGAATCTTCGGTAGCTGGTGTATCTGGCTCTCCGTTGGCCATTACCAGAACAAGGAAGAGGTTCGGATCAACTCGCTCAACCTGCAGAACATGCAGTCCGATCTGCAAGAGATCAAACTCATGCAGTCTGGCATGAACAGCAAGCTTGATGACTTCATTGCTCAGGAGAATGTGTTCCTGAAGAACGCTTTTTCATTCATGCAGAAAATAGGCGCTAAGCGTGACAACGGTGGACGCTAAGCAGATCATAGGAGCGATATCGAATCTCTCTGGTAAAGTCGAAGAAGTAAAGAAAGATATTGAGCAGATAAAACTTGAGCTCGCCCGAAATGAGAAGGTCAATAAGCTTGAATCGAGAATGTCAGCCATGGAAGTAAAGGTATGGGTACTCTTCGGAGTGCTGGCAATCGTGGCAAGTGCAGCGATAGGATTTTTCTTCAAACAAAATGGATGACATCAAACAACGTCTCGCTGACCTGAAGTTCAAACTTGTTCATGGAGACAGGAACACGATCCATGAGAAGATCCTCGATCAGGCCCCCTGCATTGTAGTGGAGATGACCACCGGGCTAATCGTTTTTGCCTCCAAGCGCATCAACGATATATTCGGCTACATCTACAATGAAATAGAGGGGAAGAAAATAACGGACCTGATGCCGGAAGAGTATCGAGCACGCCACGACGCGCATCTTTCTAATTACAGTAAGATCCCTAAGTTCAGAAACATGGGCACTACGGATATGTCGCTCCGTGGTCTTAAAAAAGACAAGACAGAGTTCAGCATCAAGATCAGCCTTGAGCCATTCTACGAGGATCAAACAGGATTTGTACTGGCCACTATAATTGAAGCATGAACACAACCATCACCTACGCGCTCATTCAGGATAAATATTCTGACAACAAGTATCCATTCCTTACCGGTAAATATGAAGTGAACTACTTCGGAATCCGGTCGAAGGATACAACGGTCAATGAGTTCAATGATCTGATCGGCGTTGCCTGGTGTGATGTGTTTCTTAATAAGCACTGCCTGATCTTTAAAGGCACTACCAAGCCCGGACTGGTGTACCTCAAGGATAAGCTCGGTAACGACAAAGGCACGTTCATTGTTGCTGCCGGGTTCCATGCTGGATGCTGGAAGCCGGGGCTGCATAATGGCAAATACGCGGCTATGGTTCAGTCAGGTCCTGGGGTATTCTCAGGCTATCGTGATTTCGATTCTGATGGCGTGCTCGACCTCACAGGGAAGATTTATAAAGACTCTCAAGGAGTCAACGGACACACTACTCGTCACGATACGAACGTGGAGAAGGTCGGTGCATTCTCAGCAGGATGCCAGGTGCTACAGGACGACAAGGAGCATGCTGTATGGTACAATGTTGGTGCCCGGTCATGGGAGTTTTATGCCAAGCCTTTTTCCTACGCATTATTCAACGAAGATCAAATGATATGATGAAGAATTACTACTCACCGACACCGCCAGCGTGGCGCAAGCTGGGAGACTCGATCCTGATCATGGGTACAACACTCACCGCGACATTTGCAGGCATGGAGGTCGATAAAGGCTGGGTTATTGGGGCAGCAGTTGTCACTGCTCTTGGGAAGATGATCACCAATCTCTTTACCGAAACAGCAGAATCCCCACCAAAATAGCAGCGGACGCCGCCAGCAGATTTCTTTGCTTCTTCTTTTTACCGGCATCTTCGCGCCAGTATACGATCTCCTTCATATAAGTGGTATTGAACTCGCTCATGATCTCGAGCTGCCGATCCTTCTCAGTGATCACTCCATTGAGCGATGAGATCATACTGAGCCGGGTCCCGTTGATCTGCTGTAGAGTATTTATCAAACTGTCCTTCTGCACCAGCAAACTGTCCTGCAGGTCCTTCTGCATCAGTTCCCGCGCCGCCATCTCCAGGCGCCACCGGTCTACCAGGAGCAGGTCCTGGGTAGCGCCAGATAAGGAAGCTGTCAGGATGAGCGACAGGCACATTACGAAGGTCTTGCAAACGTTTCTCATAGGTGTGTATTTTGACTTGGTGGGAATATTCCTTGGCTTCGAGTGCTACGATCGCAGCGCTATCCCTGGCGATCTCGTCGATGTACCATTGCTCGCGCGCTATGCTTTGAAGCCTCTGAGCCTTCAGGCTGTCGCGTGCAGCCTGAAGGTCAGAAGGAGTGGTTGATGGTTGAGGGAGAGTGCCGAGGTAGTAGCCGAGACCACCGGCGAGAAAGATCAGGAGGATGTAGAGGGCGTGGAGGTTCATTTCTGGTAAGTGCCTTGTACACCACGTCTCTGCCGATCTGCGGCGCGCTTACCGATCCAGAGCAGCGCTTCATCAAGCTTGGTAATAGCCATTGAGGTCTCGCGTGTAGCAAGGTCTCCGACGTTGTTCTCTTCGAGATATTTTTTTGCGGCGGCGATCAGGGTTTCAGTAAAAACACCTTCCTGACGTGGAACAGATTCATCTTCTTTATTGCCTTTGCAGAAGTCCAATGCGCATCCATCACCATCTACCAATCCTTCATTGGTAACTTTGTACGTAGGAATTCTGTAAGTTGACTTAGGCTCAACTGTTGCAATTTCTTGTGGGTCTCTCATAATTGTCGTTTTGCTTTAAAGTGAACAAAACTCAACAATTAATTTGACTTGTCAAAAGATTTTTACAGATTTGTGGCGATGGATCTTACGAAGACTCAATGGTTATTCAGGTCAGGAATTGAGCCTGCTCGCGAGAGCACTGACACTTTCTGCGGTATAACCTTCCTGAATCATACCCTTCGGCATTTCGTAAATGACCTTGCTGTAACAATACACATTCGGATCGGGGGAGGTGGCCTTAACTACTTGGCAGGGAATCGGAATTGCTTGCAATGCGTTGCCACTGTATTTGTTACCTGCTGCCGCAAATTGATAGACATCAACCAAAAGTACTTGTGCCATGGTGTAAATCGTTTAGAGTTGTGTGATTTGAGTTTTGTGCATGAAATACGAAGATAGGCATTTTATGGGGCAATTAAAAGACTTGAAGGATCAGACATTTGGCCATCTAAAGGTTGGTTCCAGATCGGGTACTATTCGCAGGATGCCTGCATGGACATGTTTTTGTATCTGTGGGGCAGCTGTCTCTATCCCATCCTCATATTTACTTTCTGGTCGAAAAACCAGTTGTGGGTGTAAAAATCAAAAGCAGAGAATCAAGAATCATTCTCTGAAAAAAGTATGGAACAGCATGAAGCAAAGGGTTAATAACCCAAAACATAAATCATATCACATTTACGGTGGCAGAGGAATAAAAGTGTGTGATCGTTGGATGCAAAGCTTTACTAATTTCTATAATGATACCATTGAAGATTATATTCCTGGACTTGATATTGATCGGATTAATAACGATGGGAATTATGAGCCAGGTAATGTTAGGTGGGTGATTAGAAAGGTGAACATCAGAAATAGTAGAGTAGCTAAATTAACAGAATGGGATGTGCGAGAAATACGAGCCAATAAGGGGCTTATTTCTCAAAACAAATTAGCTTCTATGTATAGTGTATCACGGCGTTGTATCAGATCTGTGCTATCAAACAGAACATGGAAATGAAAACCATATCATTCAAGTCATCGGGTCCTTCAGGCGACCTGATCTCGTTCCTCCCCGCCGTCAAAACCGCCTGCGAGAACCTGGGCGCCAAGGCCGACATCTACATGTGGCTTGACCAGAAGGCGTTCTATTACCAGGGCGCAGAGCATCCTTATGAGTCCATGTTTCCGCAGCATGCCTACGACATGATGAAGCCCCTTATCGAGGCCCAGGCATACGTTAATAGCTTCAACATCTGGAAGGGAGAGGAGATCGTTGTAGATCTCGATGTTCACAGGACCAAATTCATCGGCATGCCCTACGGCTCAATCCACCGATGGCTCGGGTTCTGCTACCCGGATACGCAGTGCGATTTGAGTAAGCCATGGTTGCATGTGCCGTGGCATAATTTCCCATCATGGTACCACAACAAAGCCAATCAGAAAGTTCTCATCAACCGCACCTCGCGCTACAACAAGCCGTACCTGACCTACTGGTTCATGGAGAAATACAAGGAGCAACTGATGTTCTGTGGGCTGCCGCAGGAACACGAGAAGTTCCAGAAGGATTGGGGATTTGAGTTACCTTTGCTGGTCGTGGATAACTTCCTTGAGCTTGCGATCGCCATCAAGTGCTGCAAGTTTTTTATCGGTAACCAGAGTATGTGCTACGCGATCGCTGAAGGGTTAAAGTCGCATCGTCTCCTGGAAGTCTGTGACTTCGCGCCGAATGTGCAGCCGATCGGACCCAATGGGTGGGATTTTCAATTTCAGGAAGGATTGGTTTATTTGGTTGATAAAATGATGAAGGAGTTATGATAGCACTAGAAGATTTAAAGGACATGAATACCACACAGGTGAAGGCTCACATTGTCTCCCAGTATGGTAATGCTGAGTATGAGCAAGTAGATAAAGAATTAAAGAAGTCGTTGCGTAAGTGTAAAATACTTATCGCATACGAATCTGTTGGTGATTATGGTTGCGACTCTTCATCGTGGTTTCTCTTTGAAAAAGAAGGGAAGTTGTATGAGGTCCACGGATCACACTGCTCTTGCTATGGATTTGAAGGACAATGGAGTCCTGAAGAAACCACGAAGCAAGCACTGATGAAGAGAATTGATGAAGGTTATAACCATTCACCGTTTTCCACAGGTGGCTATGATGGCAATGGAAATCAGAATATCGAAGATGCGAAAAGGTACATCATCAATAAGTTATGATTCATTCAAAAGAACTACGCATCAATAACTGGGTATTCAACTACTATACACAAAAGCCTCAGCAGGTTTACCCTATGATGATAGCGCAGTTGGCAACCATCGAAGAGGATGGAGCAGACTCAATGATGCATGGTGTCCCTCTCACCGAAGACATTCTCACCAATAATGGATGGATTCTTAAGCAGAAAGAATCATTAAAAATCTATCACTACCCAGAATTCTCATACTTTAGAATCATTTTTTACGAGAATGGTGAGTGGATATTAGGCATGGATTGTAATCCGCTTATCCATGTGTTGAGTGATGACCTGAAGTACATTCACCAACTCCAGAATGCCTTTTATGCCGTAAGCTTAAAAGAACTACCAATTAAACTATAATCCACATGCCCCTACTCCCCCTCGAAGACCGCGTAATTATCGAGCCTGATGCAGCTCCTGATGACATCAACGGTATCATCGTACCCGATACCAGCAAAGAACGCCTGCGCCCCGCGCAAGGAACGATCATCGCTATTGGCCCCGGTCTCAATAACGATCCCACGCTCACCAAGATCCTGTGGGTACTGATCGCGGTCTGCGAGTTCTTCAACGTGCCGATCCCGGCTCGCGTCGAGCCTCCGAAGGTTGACTTCAAGCCTGGTGATCGCGTGCTGCATAGCAAGTATGCCGGCGTGAGACATGAAGTTGACGGCAAGGAAGTTCTTATTATGAGGATGACGGATTTGATAGCGAAGATATGATTGAGACAGCAGTAGTGATCAGCAAGGTATGCTACCGATGTAAAGAGGAAAAGGAAGCATCTGATGTGGTTAAAACATGGGATGCTATTGCAGACATTGAACGTGCTAGAATTGCTTGGTCTGTTGACATTATTAAGTGTTGCAAAGGTAAGCGAGATTCTTTCAGGGGTTTTAAATGGCAATACGCATGAAGCACCTAAAGGATATTACCATGGTGGCAATAACAACCAGAGATTATGGGCCAACTATTTCATCAATCAAAAAATCTCTTGAACAAATACATCCTGCCGAAACTTTATTTTTCACTGATGTAGAATATCAGGACGATGACTTCAAGTGTGTGCTTATTGAAAAGCTTGATTGGTTAAACTACAATAAATTTGTTTGTTGTGAGCTATGGAAGCATATTAAAACTTCACATGTTCTTTTAATCCAGTTTGACGGGTATGTGCTTGATTCCAGCGCATGGACTGACGAGTTCATGGACTATGACTACATCGGCGCGCCGTGGAACTACAGGGATGGACGTAACGTGGGCAATGGTGGGTTCAGCATGCGGAGCTATCGGCTGATGCATGCCATGGGTACGGATGAGTTTGTGGCATATAATGGTGTATATGCTCCGGAGGACGAGGTGATCTGCCGGTTGTACCGGAAGATCCTGGAAGAGCGATACGGCTACAAGTTCGCTCCTGAAGACCTCGCGCACCGCTTCAGCTTCGAGATGCATGCTCCCAGGCAGAAGACGTTCGGGTTCCACGCCCTCTTCCATCAGCCCTACCGCGAGCCTGTGATCGTACACCGTACAGGGGCCATGGGCGACGTGATCATGGCTGAGCCGCTGCTGGAGCGCCTGCATAACGACGGCTACCGGGTGATCCTTGACTGCTTGCCTCCGTACTATAACCTCTTCGAGAAGCACTATTTCCAGGTCGAGTACGCGCCGCACCTGAAGGAAGACCTCGGCGGCTACCGGATCATCAACCTGGACATGGCTTACGAGGTAGAGCCAAGGAAGCTGGTGCTGGAGTCGTATTACAAGGCGGCGGGGATCACAGAGTATACGCTGCGTAATCCTAAGCTTAACTTCGCGCCCACGGCGGAGACACGGCTCTTCGATGACTATATTGTGCTGCATGTGGATGATACGGCAATGGCGCACAGGAATGTGCATGGGGTGGATTGGGCGGAGGTGGTTAAATGGATCGAGGCCCACACAAAATACAAGGTGTTTCAGATCGGCGGACGGCGAGATGCTGCTGTCCACATCAACACTCCCACAGAGCCAGTGCTCGCTTATGTCATTGCTGGGGCTTCGTACTTTATCGGGATCGACTCGGGTTGTGCTCAAATAGCGATGGCCTGTGGTGTGAAGAGCATTGTGTTTTTTGGATCTGTTGATCCAAAGTATCGGTATTATGATCGGAGTAACTTATTTGTACTACAGAGGCCCTGTCCAGTAGCGAAGGCAGGATGCTATCACGATGTTTTATCGGAGGTTGGCAAAGATTGTGTAGTTAATGTACAACGACCACCATGCATTACATGGGATATTGATTTGATTATTGATCAACTGGGATATTATTTATCATGACCCTCACCTTCCCAAACGTAGTAGGCAACATCGAAGTATACATGGACGTGATGAGAGCGATCTGTGGAGACACCGAAGGCAAGTCGATGATTGATCTGATGTGTGCGTTCGCACCGAACACTCCGAAGCTCGGTTTTAGTAAGCGGTGTTATGTGGATGTGCTGCCGAGAGAACTTGATCATAAGGAGGAGCAACAGTTTTTCAGGCAAATGGATGTGCTACAACTTGCTTGTCCGGACTGGATTATCGATGCGAAGGTCATTAATCCATTCGATGTAGCAATCTGTTCTGATGGTATTGAGCACTTGAAACTGGAGGATGGTATGAAACTCATCCGTACAATGATTATGCTCTCTCACAAACAGATCATCTTCACGCCTCTTACCGATCTGTTTGGAATGGCGGAGGATGATAACAATGACCCGGAGGCTCACCGATCACTGTGGAAGCCTGAGATGCTGCCAGGGATGAATGCAATTGTCTTCCCAGACTATCACAAGAAGTGGAACGGAAGCGCCTGGTTCGGGTGGAGATCTCCATGGGGCGCCGATGAATATGAACGCATAAAATCAATTCTTAAAACTAAACAATGGGCTTATGGCGTACATGAGTGAAGCGGCGAAGGTTAGAGACTTGCCACAGGTGATGAAGTACATTACGGGCGAGGTTCTCGATGTTGCATGCGGCGGTGATAAGATCATACCTGAAGCGATCGGGTTCGATGGCCGCTCTCTCCCGGGTGTTGATATAGTTGGCATTCACGATGAATTTTGGGATAAGATCAAGTTTGTTAAGAGAGACAAGTTTGATACAATATTTTCATCGCATTTTTTGGAACATTGCCGTGACCAATATCTAACAGTAATTACATGGTATCATGTCCTTAAAAGTGGCGGTCATCTCGTGCTCTATCTTCCAGATGGTGATTATTACGACAACAAATCCAATCCCGAGCACATGATTGACATAAAGTATGACCCATTTATGTTCTGGTTCCGGCGCGCTTTCTGTGGCGAAGGCAAGGACTTCAAAGGTGAGCATCTGCCAAAGATGTTTGATCTGGTTGATCACGGGCTCGATATAGGTGAGGATAGGTATAGTTTTTGGATCGTAGCGCGCAAAGTATGAAAAAACTCGGCGGATGTCTATTTGTATGGAATGGAATAAGTCAAGACTACAATTTTCGTGAGTCAATGCAGTGCTTGCTGGACTTGTGTGACAATGTTGTGGTATTAGCTGGCGGGAATGATGGAACAAAAAGCGCTGTGGAAGAATTAATTCATTCTAATGCCATAGGCCATTGTGAATTATTTGAGATAACTTATAGTGATTGGAACGCTCAGATGGGTAGGCAAAAATTGAGCTATTTTCAAAATGTTGCCATGGGGATACTCGAAGCTAATGGTTGTGACTGGACAGTTCTGCTTCAGGCAGACGAGATCATCTATCCAAGGAGCTTTCCGGTCATTCGAGAAGCAATCGAACATGATGTTGAAGCATATGTTTGTAAGAGATACAATGCTTGGCGAGATCCTTTATCAATGCTAAATGTGATTCAAGAACGGAAACCTTGTTCAACAGAGGTAATCCGATTAGCGAAATCACATTGTCGTTCATACGATGATGGTGAGCATGTTGCATCAAATAGTGTTCATGTCTTCGGACGTGAAGATGCGATCGAAATTTACCACGCCGGTTATATTAGAGATCCTGTTAAACATGTGGTAAAGGCTAAGAATATGCTCGTTGATATCTTTGGCCTCGGCATGGACTCACGCATCGGTGAAGTCTTCGATTGGAGTAAGTTCCCATTCCAGGGAGATGACATTGTGCCTATTCCTGGGCCACTGCCGGTGTACATACGTGAATGGTGTGCTGATCGCTACCCTCACCTACGCAATCAAATCATGAACTACCTGCCACCCATTTCCGGATAAGGTATCCAACTCTCAACTGTAGTCAAGTGCCACGCCTCACATTTATCGCACAGATACGCCCGCTTGAGCGGAGGCTTACCTACCTTCTTGAGATCACGATTGATCAGCTTCCGCGCTGCATGGGCTGCCTTCTCTGAATGATACAGAATCTTACCGCAGTAATCATGGTGATCCTCCTTTGGCAATACTGCGAATGGCTCAGGCTTCGGAGGCACGCTGGCCAGATAGTCTTCGAGTTCCTTATTCAGAGCCTCGATCTTCTTCTGGCAGTTGGCAATGCGCTGCTCCTGGCCTTTGATCTTCTCACGGATTTGGATTTCAGGTCCGGTCACACCTCCTGTGCTTGAAACTTTTTGATATCAGATTCACCTGGTATAGCCTCGGCTGAATCCCATACAAACCCGTACTTAACTGCGAGCTCTTTCCAAAAAGTGTTAGCCCGTTCCTGCTTGTCCATACCGGACCAGTACTCACCGAATTTCATAACCGGTGTGTTGTCTTGAGAAATGGATTTCATCTTGTCCAGTTCATCGTCTGTCATTTCGTAGTTCTTCATATTAGTTTTATTGATTTATTGATTCAAAACAAGTTACCCTGCTTCATCTTAAACTGCTTGACCTGTTCATCAACCTTCTTCTCCAATGACTTGCTGTCTCTCAAGCAGTCCTTATCACGAGTCCTGAAGTAGTCGATCTGCGCCTGGCGCATGCGCTCGACGAGGGTGTAGAATTCGGGTTCGGTCATAAGCCTAAGTACTCCTTTGTAAGACCATATCGTTCCATTGCTTCTTCTGGTGTCATTGTCTCAGTATGGATAGATATGCCGCGTTCCTCAAACAAAGCCTTCTTCTGCTCGTCAGTCATTGGTGGAGTTCGCATGTATTTGATGGCGCGACCATAGGTCAGCAAGGAGTCAGACATCTCTCGCAGTGCTTCTTTAATCTCTGGACTGTTCAGGATCTTCTTAATCCGCTTCTTCATCTTTCGTAGCAACCTACTCATGCCCCAGCCCTTTCTCAATAAGGTGAACCAGGATGTGGATGACATCAAATAGAATATGGAGCCACTCCATGTTTTTCTTTGAATGCTTGTATATATACTTTTGCAGCTTCCTCCTGTGTGCTGTATAATCCTAAGTACTTCATTCCCTTTTTACCATTACTTATTGCTGCTCTCCATTTCAAAGCATGTGGATATACCCCTTTGTATTTGTAAGTTCTATTCTTATTTGGTTGTCGTTCATGCAGTGGAATTTTTGGAGGCTTGGGGTAATGCACAATATCTGTTTCCTTACCAATCTTAATATTCGGATAGTATTTTTTCTCTGCATCTTTTCTTAACTTCTTGGCTACCATGAGAGATTTGGATCTACCTATATGGATGTTTTTCCCTTTAAAAGATATTTTAACTACATATGAATTATCTTCAAAATAAACTCCAGTGATACCAGTTCGCGTATTGGTTCTTCTCTTTTGATTAAAGTTGTTTTGAGAGATAGTGAGATATCTAAGATTTTTCCGTTGATTGTTGAGTCCATTTTTATCTATATGGTCTCTAACAAATCCGCTCTTTTTCTTCAAAAGAAGATGGTGCATGTGAATGGTTTTGCCTGCGATATTTGTGGCTGCATATCGGTTTGTTCTATTTTTTACGTTTATACACAAACTCCATGTATACTGACTCAAAAAGTCAAAATCATCAGAATCATCAGAATCAACAAGAGCATATTCTCCATGAGTTAATTTAATCTTCTTCATAGATGCCTTTTTCTATCAAGTTACACAAAACATGTATAACAATCAATCCAACCTCCTGAATTCTATCTGCCGATCCAGAATGAGGTATTTCAATCAAGCAGTCACCTCCACCAATAAGTGCCGTCTTATGAACCAAACTGTTCTTGTCATTACCTGTGATGTAGACAACCGCACATTGCTTTATGTGCATTGCATGTGAAGCAATGATTATGTTATCACTATTACCACTTGTGCTTAGCGCCAGTAACACATCCCCGGTCTTTGCGTGCGCCTTAACGTATCGTCCAAAGACTTCCCGGTACCCATAATCATTCCCCACACAACTCAAATGCGCAGGATCCCCGATTGCCAGCGCAGCAATAGGAGGTCTGTCTTTCCTGTACTTCCCGGTAAGCTCAGAGGCGAAGTGCATGGCATCGCACATACTACCGCCGTTACCGCAGGCGATGATCTTACCGCCGTTCTTCAGGCAGGTGATCATAATGTCTGCGGCGCGTTGGATGGACTGCAGGTTGGCTTCGTTTTTAATAAACTCAGTGAGCACATACCTGGAAGAGGTAAGCTCATCGCGGATGATGTCAATCATAGTTTTTGGTATTTTAATATTGTTACATGCAAAACAAAGACATGGCGTGCCTCTGGCTGCCATCGCTTCGCATGTGCAGTTATAAAACTGCTGAGTCATATGGTTTGAAATAGTTTCAATATTGGCAGTCACATTTTGTTTTTAATTCCTGAATCTCATCACGCAATTGCATGTTTTCTATTGTCTTTACAAGGGGTGCATATAGCGAAGACTATCGCTACGATGAAGATGGTTTCTGTTTTCATGGTTCGAGGAGTTTACGAGCTGTTTCATGCTTTGCTGAAAATTCGCTATTGGGATTCATCTCCAAAATAGCATCTACTGCCGCGCTGTAAACGAAACTCTTCAGTGCATCCCGCAGTTCCCTGTTCTCATGCTCTAGCTTGGCAATCTTATCACAAAGCAGTTGCCCGTCTTTCTCATGTCGGAGGCACTCTTGGCACTCTCCTTCGTGCTCGATGTTGCTGGCGGTCATAGTTTCAGTTTTTGGAGTCTTTCAATCGAGAACGACTCGAACGTGGATATTATGTAGCTGTTTTGTCGTTCACTGTTTAGTTGCTGAATCGCGGCGTCTATTGCGGCGTTGTGGGCCTGCTTCAGCCGATTTTCCATGAAATTTAACCGACCTTCGATTCGGCATCCGTGTTTGTTGTTGTTCTCCGGTTCTGGATCCGACGGTATCCCCATCTTATCGAGGCGATCATGCACATACTTCTTGAAGTTTGCAAGAGCATCTATTTTTTCTGATAGTTCATTGTGGGCGTGAGTGGCACCCATGAAGAACGATTCGCCTTGCATCGCGCTAAGACTGCTGTGAAATGAAAAGTGGGTGCGAGTGTGCTCCTTCGCCGCCTCTTCGTACTTCTTTTTCTGGTCGTCGGTCATGGCTTGCGGGTTATGGTGTATTTTTCGAGCATTCGTTTTAAGAACTGTTCGCCTGTTTCTTTTTTCTGAATGTCTCCGTACCAATTCTCAACTTGTGCCCAAAATTCAAGCAGTGGCAGAGGCATGCCATCGGTGTACACGTTCGTTAAACAGATATACTTAGGCTTGTTTGCATCGATTGACTGCCATAGTTCAGGCTCCTCTCTTCCTGTGGCTCCTCTCTTCCTGTGGCTCCCCTCAAGGTAGAAAACTCATCAAGGATTTCAGATGATGATTTGCCTGAAACGGTACCACTTACTACTATAGCGTTATCCCTGACATTAAACTCAGGTTCTCCCGTGGCTACTATGCCTGTGTTGAGTGAGGGTAAGTGATCAGGCGAGGCGATGCTGCGTTCCGGAATTAACGGAGTCGGCGGCGCTGCGGTTGTTGCTTTACTGCAAGTCGCATAGTGCGGTTCTCCTTCAATAGCCCCACAAATAATACAAGCACCAAGGGTTACCGGAGACTTGGGGAGGAGACGAATTTTATAGATACCACCGATGTCCTCTTGCATATCCTCATAAATTTTCCACCCTCCGTCCCAGGGGTAAAGAACGCCGGGAACGACTTCAATGGGGTCATCTTCGACCAGATACAATAGCCACCTTGTCGGATCATCAGGATTAATCTGTTCAGCGGGAACATCCTTGGCTTCGAGGGCTTCGGACTTTAGCTTCTTGACGGCTATTTGATAAATTCTTCCGGCTTCTTGTGCTGTTTCAGCAGTTTTGCCACCAGCACTGTAATAGGTAAAAAATCTACCTGGCTCGTCCGGAAACTCATTCCCTTTCCACGTACCGGTGGGATCAAGGAAGATGTGGAAGTTTTTCATAGGTTATCGATGTCTTTATTAATACATGTGATGGTTAAATGATAGTCACTCCGTTGGTATCGATTCCAAATAGCAATCTTCAACTTCTCCTTGAACTCATCGACCTTTTGCTGGGCGTAGGTGTCCAAGATTACATTAAGCCGCCTCACTGCTTCGATGGCATCTTCTTCTGTGTCCTCACAGGTGACCATGATATGATCAGGCTCGCTTGAATCCCCATAGCAAATAGTGAGGCTATTGTTGCCCTCTTCGTCACCGTGGTTGTGGAAGTACTCGAATTTGTCTTTGCTCATCGTAGTGGATGTTCAGTTGAAAATACCTGCATTGTGAATAGATCAAGCCAAACTTTTATTCTGACATCGTAATGATGCCCATCTAAAGCATGGCGATACTCCCAGTATTCGTACAAGAATTGAGGGCCGATGTTAAAGGTAAACATACAGCAATGTAAACATTTGTTTACACCTGCGCAATGGGCTTACCGGACTTCTTCCGCTTGGTGTCGACTCCTTTTTTACCAAGCTCAGACATGTATCGCCGATCCTGAGATACTTTGGAGCCACCCTTTCGCCCAATTTCGGCCATGTGCTGGCGTGAGTGTACCTTACCGCCCTTGCTACCAATAGCCTGGAAGAATTCTTTGCCATGCGTCTTACCTCCCATAGATGCGATCTCTCGTTGTTTTTCCGGCGACATCGATGCGAAGCCGCGTTTTGATTTGGGTTTGTTCATGTCGTTTGTGTATTGTGTTAAATATTTCTCCTGTTCTGTTGCAGCGCCATACCTTGATCACTACAGAGTAATCGTTGACTTCGCGGATGTAGGTGGCTCCTTTCATTTGTTTAATAATATCCTTCTTCCATTATTGCTGTACAGTGAGGACACCCCCATCCATTGTGGTCTTCTACGCATGTATACCCGCAGCACATACACACATAATAATCAGGTTCAGATTCCTCTTCATTATCGAAGTAGTCATCCTCATCTCCTTCATCTACCGTCATACATCCTCCTTCTGCTTGTATGCTCAACCTTATTGCTCCCTGACTCGGTCTTGTGCACAGTAGGCTCTCTATGCTGCGCATTCACATACCACCCGATCGCCGTAATGAAGGCCAGCAGCGTAAGAACGATCAGCACGAAGCAAAGCACGATGATCCGGTTGATCACGCGGTTGCGCCGCGCCATGCGGTCTTCGTATTGCTGGAGTTCGTCGGGGTAGGTCATTACTTTGTGAGCGTTACAATAAGAACCACTATTAATATCAACTCGCCTACTGAAAGGTCGGTGATTTGCTTTCGTAAGAATTGCTGGATGCTGTCATCATCCACTGTGGATCGGAATATAGCAATCACAACGATTAACAGAAGCGCCACTAAAAGGCCGAGCTTAATTGACGGCAGGATGTCTTTCCAGTATTTTCTCATTTCAGTTCGGTTTTAACGTTGTAGATTACTTCAGTATCAACGATTACTTCGTTGACGTGATTTAAGCATGTATCTGCCACCGCAGCACACCTTTCAATCGCCTGCTCTGCGTAGCGCTTGGCGACATGGTCTGTGGCTTGGCTTATCCAATAGGTATTTCCCAACAGAACCATGTGCTCATAGTCTTTGTATCCAAGCTCTTTTGCCACTTCGTATTTGATCTCTTCAAGTGTCTTCATTCCTTTTTCGTTAGATCATTTCAGTTGAAGTAAAATTGTACCGCCATGCACAAGCGCTTAAAGCTATAGTCATCTACCGTAGCACAATGCGCGTGAAAGTAACGGGCCGAACCGTTCTCGATCCAGCGTTCTTCACACTTGTACTTTAGGATAACCTTAATTTCGAGGTATGTCATACGTTGAAATAGTTGTGATCTCCGAACCACTTGGTCAGGACTTCTATAAGGGATTGGACTTCGGGGGTAGTCATAGCTCCCCGTTCATCGCGGCCATTAAGAGTACTATGTTCTGACGAAGGGGAGTGAACTCGTTGTGAATTTTTTCAATATCTACAAGCTCTTCAATTGGACCGCGCCCCCAATATTCACTCTGCGGCATTTCTATGTCTTCAGGGTACATGAGTTTAAAAAGCTGATGTGATGGGTCTAAAAAATATTCGTCATCAGTAATACATTCACCAAAGCAGTTGCACAATCCACATTCTGGCAATTGGCCAGTCTTCATCCACTTCTCGTAAAGCGGCAGATATTTTTTCTTTTTCATAGGCCACGAGCTTTTTTGATGGCTGGCTCAATCAGTGACTTGATGTAGTTCAGCATTTCATTAGAACCATAGTGTCCTGAAAGACTGTCGTATTGAGTGTCTCCGTATGTGCGGCCCTTCACACCCTGGCTTTCGTCTATGTTCATGATGAACTCGAGTGCATTCAGAAGATCAGGGGCGGCTGTAAGCAGGATAGCGATTGCATCAATATCATCCTTCAATCCAAAACAGCCACCCACTGACGCTATGTGAAAGCCATCGGCAGTTGTTATGTTGCGTTTGATTTGTGTTCTCCCACGCTTTTTTAATATCCATGGTGCTTTACCGTATTCCATTTGTTTTAAAGTTTAACTCTATTTTTAATTACCTCAACCGCATTCTGAATATACCGTGCGCGCTCGACTGATGACATGACCTTGGCAGGATGTTCCATTTGGATAAAGGGAATAGGTATTTGGCTACCATGATTTCTTCCAAAATCCCAACCAACCTGGCGACCCAATACTACCACAATATCATCACGCTTATACTTTACTCTCCTGCGCCATGATGTTACAGTCATCAACCGATCTGTAGGCAGATACTCCATATCATGCAAATTTGACTTTACGATCTCAAACTCAGGCAACAGACTTGCAATTGCATCGACTGTTCTACCGGTCAGCGTGGATGAATCCAGCGGCGTCTTACCTGGCTTATTGTGTACGCCTACGAATATTACTCTTGGCTTCATAGCTTAGCCTTCAACCTATAATAAGTACTTCTCCCCATCCTGAGCTCTGATATGATCTCGGCATCTGACATACCACGCTCAACCATAGCCGCAATCTCAGATTTAGTTTGCGTCCTGTCAGCCTCCGGCCTCCCCATACGCTGTCCATTGCTCTTCTTCACACTGAGCGCATGCCTGGTGCGTTCCGAGATCATGTCGCGCTCGAGCTCAGCAAAGGCTGCCATCACCGTAAAGATCATCCGGCCATGGGGCGAAGAGGTGTCCAGGCTCTCGCTGAGCGATCTGAAGTGTATCCCGCGATCGCGCCAGCCCGTGACGGTGCTCAGCAGGTGGATAGTAGATCTGCCCAGGCGGTCGAGCTTATGGACCACCACAGTATCGCCTGGCTGCACGTCGATCAGCAGCTTGTCAAGCTCAGGCCGGGAGTTTTTGACGCCCGACATCTTATCGAGGTAGAGCTTATCACAGCCAGCCTTTTGCAGGGCGTCGATCTGGCGGGTGAGGTCCTGGTCTTCGCGGCTCACGCGGGCGTAGCCTAGGGTCATGATGGTTTGGGCCAACCGCCGTTGCCGTCGCCGTAGCCGTTGCCGTAGCCGTCGCCGTTGCCGTCGCCGTCGCCGTCGCCGTAGCCGTCGCCGTTGCCGTTGCCGTAGCCGTCGCCGTCGCCGTTGCCGTCGCCGTCGCCGTCGCCGTAGCCGTCGCCGTTGCCGTTGCCGTAGCCGTCGCCGTCGCCGTAGCCGTTGCCGTTGCCGTCGCCGTAGCCGTCGCCGTTGCCGTTGCCGTAGCCGTCGCCGTCGCCGTAGCCGTTGCCGTAGCCGTCGCCGTTGCCGTAGCCGTAGCCGTCGCCGTAGCCGTCGCCGTAGCCGTAGCCGTCGCCGTAGCCGTAGCCTCCTAAATATTTTAGGTCAGCTCCAGCATCGATGGCATCAGCCAGCGATACGGCGGTTTGGCCATAAAAATTGTCAATGTAAAATTCCTTCACACCTTCAACACAGGCACCGTTATGGCAAACCTCGTTAAAAGTGATCAGGCGATTGTCCATGCTTGAGCGGCTTTATCTGAAACCGAAAACACAGCGGTGATGTCGTGCATTACATCAATGTCGGCAGGTGCGCCGATCTTAGATGAGGATGTGGGGCCTTCATGAGCGAGTTGCATCACCCCTTTGGTGGTGCCCCAATAAATAGCCATACGGCAATTCTTGAGGTTAACCAGCGTCTTTTGAGTTAGGTCAGTGTTGTCATCCACTTGTGCGAAGAAGACACCGCGATGCTGGGTTGTGATTAAGATGTTTTTCATTTTTGTTTTTGATTAAAGTTTATATTAATTGTGTGCACTACCATAAATGTGTTTTATCAAGACGTCTTACCTCTTCCAGAGCAATGATGCTTCTCATTTCCTGTCCCTCTTCCAGATATTTGGCGGCCTGCCTATGGAGAATTTTACGCACTTCTGGATATTCTTCTTTTGTGCATTCGACCAACTGGCCATTGGTGAGTGATGAGATTATTCTTTGCTCCATATAGGTTTTCAAGATTTAGTTTGCTTTCAACTCCTGCGCTATGCGAACGAACTCCGGAGGCTCGTTGTAGCGGTTGTAATGCTCTGTATACCCCTCGTGATCGTATACAGTGTCGGTGTCGTGCTGATGCTCCTCCCACCAGGCGAGCACGGCGGTGATGAGTCCTTCGGAGTCTATGCCATAAGGCCAGTGTTTTGTGGCAGCTACCCACTCCAATCGGGTCTTAGTGCCTCCAAAGCTTAAGTACTCTTCATAGCCCTGTTGTTCAGTCATAATTAGTTTGCATTAATTACTACTCCACCGCTGTCCCACAGGATCCAGCGTCTCCCTATAGCTGATCTCACCCCACTCCTTCACATACTCTGTATGCCAGCGGCGCTCCTGTATATTGCAACGCCGATCCGTGTCGAGCTTTGCCCGGAGCCTGCAGCGCATGACCAGGTTTTCCGGGGTGGCAAACGTAGGAGTCTGGCTATAGCGCCAGAAGTAAGTCCACGCGCCATCGAGGTACACTACACGCTCTAACCTCTTGAGCTGGTAGAAGGTACGCGCACATTCCAGTAGCGGGCGAACAGTTCGGCCTCTTCGTAGGTATCGAAGTGATACTGATTGTATCCGTACCAACCAATGTTCCAGCCGGTGGATGATTGAAAGAAATAGTCTTGTTGCATAGGTCATAAAATTAGTTTGCGGGTTTATCTTTCTTGATGTCATTCAGCAATCCCACTACGCCCAAAAGAAGGCCAATCTCTACTGCATGACAGGCGGCCCAAATCAAATCTATAATGTCTTGTGCTTTCATAATGCTTTTTATTTTTTACGTATCGCTCTAATGATCTCTGCACAGCCTTCGAATATTACCAGCAGCAGCACAATGACGCCTATGAAGGTAAAGGGATCAGCGAAGATGAATTTTAGGAGGTCCATAATTAGTTTGCTAACAATGACGCCCCTGCCTGCTGATGGTCTACCATATTATCGCTGCCTCTCCATGAAACTTTTTGGCTATTCCATATTTCACGCAATGAACTTTCAGAGAGAAACCCGACCGGGAACACTTCACAAATTTTTTCGACTGTGAAATGCATTATCTTTTCATCCCGACTGATCATTTGAAGATACCATAGATAAAGCACGCAATTACCAGGGCTTTTACAGAGAATTGCCAGAAATAGGATCAACTTAGGTTCGAGTGTGTACTTAAAGCAGTGCTGCACACGCTTTTCGATCAGTTTATCTAGGAACGGTTTTTCGTCCTCTGTTAACACTTTCATTTCACTAAGCATACATTGCATCATGAATTGTGTTAAGTCCGGTGTCATTGGTTCACGGGGGGCTTTGTGCATTGGAGAGCAAACAGTTTGCTCGATAGCGTTAGATGTTATTATGTCTTCTGATGTTGTGTTCATTATTCCAATTTTAGTTTGCGCCCCTGATCACCGGGACACGTGGCCGTTGTTTAAAATAACCCCGTGGACTAACAACGACGAAAGATCCACGGGGTAGGATAGGCTCCCTATATTTTTCTATTCAATGTGGTTGGAATTAAAAAACTTCTATTGCATTCATGCTGTTTTTGATCTTCTGTAAATACAACATCAAAGGCTGATGAGCTTCCAATTCTATTTTTAACTATCACCATCTGACCAACCCTATCAGGAAATTGATTACCAACATAATACGCATGCTGTTTTGATCTTCTCATAATCCTATATATATATATATATAAATTTAGTTTGCTATAAAAATTGCTCTCTGCGATCTGGCACCAAATTGCCACGGTAACAACCCATTACCGCCTGCGCTAATCGACCACACGCAACCCAGAGAGCGCCGGAGTTGAACCGGTGTCGCCTTTTCATGCTATGACGGCCAGCGGCACGCGCTTGCGCACAAGCCTGAAGGCCGTGCCTGGCTCGTTCTCTCTGTACTCCTTAAGCCTCTGTTTGGCTTCAGCGCGTGTGTCCTCTGCTGTTACTTCCTCCCAACCGTGGGCATAACATCCGTGTACCTGGTATTCGTCCCGGGTCTTACGTTTATGGTTACGCAAGGGGTTCTCTGTGGATCCGTATGGGTAGAACCTTCGCGGGTGTGACCAGTCTCGGGCACGGTCGGGGAGTGTTCCCTCTTTTACCAGGGCATCAATATTATTATTCCAAGCTTCGCGTAAAGCAGGCTTGTCGTTGGCCGGGAGGTTGATCTCAATACCGGTCTTGAATAGTTGTTCGTATTGTGCGCGTGTCATGGGAGTAAGTTTAAAAGGTTTTACCGGACTTCACAATTTTCGTCCATTGCTTGTTGAATAGGTGCCATTGCCCATTGTACTGATTAAACTCACATAGCCGTTCATTACCTTTGCTATCCTCAAGAATAACATACGTCAGATCACCGTCTTTACGCTTGCCTAAATAGCTTACTTTAAGACCCTCGAAGTGGATAGGCGTTCCGTTGGCATCATCTTCACTTTGCAAATGACCGTTACAATAAAAGAACCCAGCTTTTGCCTGTTCCGCGCCGTGTTGCTCACAGTAATCATTGAAAAACTCGTTGAACATAGCCGTTAAGCCCTCGATTTCAATATTGTTGAGGGTGGGCTGCAATACATCTCTCATTGTTTCTTTCGTCGTTGTCATATTACCGGCTTGCCGCCGTGGTTATTGTTGTTTTGCTTTTTTGATCGCTTGCAATGCTTCCTGATGCCGTTGAAAAAGTTCAAAATACTTCGTGTCACTGCTGATTGAGCAATCACGCGCCACCTGCTGACAAAGGTTCTCCAGAGCATTCAATAGCCCACTATTGATTTCCTTCAGCCTATCCCTTTCGGCTGCTGTTTCGGGGGCGGCGGCGATCAGCAAAGCGTTCTCTTTGTCAAAAGGTTTTAAACTCCCACCTTGTGGGACGATTATACAAATCCGTTTTCCTGATGCGTAAACAGATTCATAATGGGGGTGCACTTCCCACGGTCCGGGTGTGTGTTGAGTTTTCATGCGTCTGGTGTTTCAATGTTGCCATCTTCATCGAAATAATACCCGTTTGATTCCAGCGTTTCAACAATAGCCTCTTCACTGGTCAGATATTCATACTCCTTACGCAGGATGATGCGATACTCTTCACAAAGATCTTTGAGGAAATCTTCCTCCATCTCGTCGGCCTCCTGATCAAATTCATATTCTTTGTCCTCAGCCACCTGATCAATATTGACCCCGTAAGAGTATTTTTTGACAAGCTCAGCCCATTTAGTGAGGTACTCGTCAGCCAGTTTGTACGTATCGCACTGCTCACCGTATTCGGTCTTGATCTTGTCGCAAACTTCACACAACGAGATTTGTAATTTCCCTTTGCAATAATGATCCGGATCGAATTCGGATATCTTCAGACCGATACGTGCGGCATCATCGTAGGTATAATCCCACCATTCATAATTCACATTAATATCGGAATGTTTTTGCAATGCCTTTTCTCTGGCCTTGCCCTCCAGCTCATTGAACTGGTGAAGTGTGATTGTCTTGATTTTCATTTGTCGTTGTTGTTTATGTTAGCCTATCCGTTATTTGTTCAACCGGCGCACCTCTTTGTTGATGAATTCTTTCTCCTGATCGGTCAGTCCGTTGATCAGGGTATTGAATACCTTATAGGCGCTGATCGTGTTTGCAGTCACAGCACCTTCAGCCTTTTCAAGGCGCTTGAAGGTTAGCCCAGCTTCGATTGCTCGTTGTGTGGTGTTCATATTTGTCGTTGTTTGATACCTCAAAGTAAACACATTTTTACATACCGAGCAACAATTCTGTAAAATTTTTTTTACATGAACAGAAAATACTATATTTGGACCTGATAGGCAATGAACACGCATCCTCCTGGCAATGGCCATAGGGACGCAAACACACCAAACAAATACGATTATGCGCAAGTAAACTATTGCGGCCCCTGTTCAAGGAACACACCGCAAACACCTGTAAGTTAAATTGAAAGAGCCCGGCTAAATAGGTCGGGCTCTTGTATTATCGATCAATTCGCTGATGAGTGCTTTACAACACCTTTAAAGATCTTGATCGCAACAAACGGCAACTCCCTGCTATAAACCCGGTGAATGAACACACCAGCATACTTTGAGGTCTTTGGGTTGTGCTTGGATACATGCTCGAAGCGTAAAGGAGGGTAATATGTGGAAGGGTCACGACTCATGCCGCGGATTGCTGCTTTGGCGTGTGCCGCGGTGCGCTCGCCGGTGTTGGTGCCGCGGTATCAACACCAACCCGCAACGGACTACATCTATACCGATCGGCAAGCAATCGCAGTTCGTGCTCGAACTGCTTAAGCACGCTAACCCCAAGATCTGACAACCCAACACTTGTTGAACCTGGCTGTGAAATATATTCATACTCTCCAATCATGCCCTTTGTCAACAAACCAGTGTAATAACCCGCCATCTTTGCTTTCTCCGTCCCATTGTTTGTTATAACATCAAACAGTTCCGTCTTGCTCACTATCACAACGTTCTTAAACCGCAAAAACCCGTTGAGCTGACAAAGCATAGTAAGCTCAAATTTGTTTACACGAAACTTGGAATAAGAAGGGAAAGAAGCCCGCCGGAAGATCAGATTATAAGTGTAAAAATCTATTGACATGTAGGTATTACTACGCAGACCTGAATACTGTCATTATGTGGAATACTACGAGCCAATTCGTATTTAACAGTCGATTATGAGTGTTTGTGTGCGGTAACACACCAACCAAATTATATTTGGCATCATCGCAACTACGTACAGTCCGGGTTGACGAACGGTTTCCGGGACTATTCTCCCATGCAAAGATAGCACACACATTACCAAACGATGGCTGCACTGCGCTGTTTGAGGCTGATCGCAGAATTAGTTTAACTCCAGCCGGATCCTGGGATAAGCATAATGCTTGAAAAAAACGATCAGAGAAAAGCGGACCCCTGGGGTCGCAAAATTCCGTTTGCCCTGGCGAGCTCGACCGGGGGGAGGGGGTGCCGCCTGGCGCACATGCGCAGCTCCATACTGTTACCCAGAATGTCAGGCAGAGTACGATTGCGATGAAGAGGTATCTTGGGTTTCTCATGACGCTAAGGTAGTCACCCTGTGCCTGGTTGTCAAGGGATTTTTACAGCGGGTGCCTTTGTACGTAGATTTCTACGTAATTCCATCAGAACGGAGCGCGAATCGTCTTTCCGGCCATACACTGCCAACCACGCATGGGTCTGTCGCTTTCAGGAAGGCCACTCAGATCGACGATCACCCAGGGGTTGGTGGATTGATACCCCTTTGAGATCGTTCGTTTAACCACGGGCTTATTTCGGGCCTCTTCGATCCACTGTTCCACGCGGGCGGCAATAGCCTGGTTGGTTTTGAACTCCTGGCTTGGGACGGGTGTGAGATCGAGGATGGCCAGAACCTCGGGGTCGAGGGATTGGAGGAGGCGGAGTTGTTTGGGGGTCAGACCACCTGGGGACAGTGGCTTGGGTTTGATCAGGTCGGTGAGTTTCATGGTTCTGTTGGTTTGTTAGCTAGGCTGAAAGTTGTTCAGCCTAGCGGGTGTTTTTTTAACTGGGCTGAAACGAGCTAGGCTGCTAGGCGGGTAGGCTACATATAGCCTAGCCCGCCCGCCTAGCGACACAGCTTCTAGGGGGTAGGCTAGCCTAGCTGCCGCCTAGCGCCAGCCTAGCTGTTATATCATGAGTTTGTAGGTCACGTTCTGGTTTGAGTTTTTGCCTTCTGTTGCCCCCACTTTGATGAGCCATCCTTTCCGGTGGAACTCCGCTATCAGGGTTCTTGCTTTATCTCGGCCCACGCCGAACTGGGCTTTGATCTCTTCGACGGCTTCGGAGTATTTGAGCATGCGTCCGTCAAAGGCTGCCTGCAGGCGTATGCGTCGTTCGCTTTCTGGTAATACCTGGCCTCTGACCGGCAGGGAACAGAGCACCGGCAGGTCATCATCACCGTGAGTGAAGGAGAAGTCCTCGAAGGGCTTGTCACGACTCGACTCGCATTTGACGATCGTGGAGCCGGAGGCTTCGTCTTTCTCGAGCTCGATCGTGATCTCAGCCTTGTTGAGGAGCTCTGAGCCGATGTGCCCGCGGGCGTTGTTGTCGGTCTTGTTGATGTGCAGTACGTTGACTACGTGTATGTTATAGGATAGGATCAAGCGCTCAAGCCAGAGGATAAGGTCTGTTGACTGGTCGGGATCGTTGATGTTGGAGATCAGGTCGCGGATACCGTCGATGATGATGATGCGGGGCCTGGTAGGCCAGTGTTTCAATGTGCCGTCGATGATCTGGCGGCGTTCCTCCAGGCTCTTGCCACGCAGGTAGAACGTGGGGATGTAAACGCCGGTAAGCTGGTATATCTTCTCGCGCAGGCGCCATACGTGACGGCGTCCCTGCTCGGTGTCGAAGAGCATGATATCGGTATCGATCTGGCCTTGATACTGGCTGATGAGCCAGGAGATGAAGAGGGTCTTGCGGGACTTCTTCTTCCCGATCAGGAGCGAGTGGTTGCCCAGGGTGGCGACCGGCACGTTCTGGATCTGGAGCAGGACCACATCTTCCGGAGGCTCGCTGGTGACCAGCACCTCGCGCCAAATGGCTTTCATGGCTTCCTGGTCAGGTGCATCGGTAGGCTGATTGCGCTGCGCGGGAGCTAGGCTGACGGGTGACCCGCCTGGCAAATTGGGCTGATTTGATGGTTTTTGAGGGGTTTTGGTATGATCACCGTATCCCAGGCGGAAGAGATCGCGGGCCATGGACTCAAAGTCGCCTTTGAACTCCAGGTGGGCGAGCAGCGCGCTGGGCGTATATGCCTTGCCTGCGGATAAATCAGCTACCGAGGAGCTGTAGACATAGAACAGGTTGAGCTCCGGGTGGTAGGATGCGCTCCAGAGGCTGTCGGTTGAGCCGGGCCGCTTCCAAAACTGCTGCCTGGCATTGGACCGGACGTAGGTCCAGCCGTGTTTTTCGAGGAGGGCGGCAACATCCGCCTTCCGGTCGTAGTCCTCCCATGACCGCAGACCTCCGGCGGCCTCCTGAACTTTGCGAGTGGGGCGCACAGAGACCTCTTCCCAGTACTCATTGAGTGATTTTGCGGCATCAAGGAGCTGCCGGCGCTGGTCCGGGGTGATCCAGCCGATGTTTTCGAAGGATCCCTGGAGGACCTCATAGCCGGGGGTTGGGCTGATGACGAAATAACCGCCTTCACCACGGGTTTCGAGCAAAACCTTGCATTTTTCGCCTGGATTTAAGGCTTTTTCGGCCTCTGTAGTGGGCCTGGAGGCTAGTTTTTCGTTGTTTCCGACCTCTTTGCACCGGTAAACCAGGTGAACGCCTCCTTTTACGGTCTGCTGTATCAAAATCAGCGGTTCCAGGTGTTCCCATAGCTCTCCGAGCGCATCCTGGAAGCGCTGAAGCAGGGTTCCGGTCATATCGTACTTCAAATCGATGTCGAGACACTCCAGATTGTAGGCTTTTCCGCAGATCATCGCCATTCCTCCGTTGAAAGTAAGCTCCCCCGGGGCTGGTGGATGCTGCTGGAACTGATGCCATGCTTTTACAGTAGGAACCTTGCTTGGCATCTGGATGGGGATCACCGACATCCCGCATTCTATGAGGCGATTTGCTGTTTCGGCGGTACTCACTTACCAAGGCGTTTGAGTTGGAACTGAATATCGGTCTTAAGCTTTGGTTTTAGATCGGGTTGCGATATAAGCCATTGCAGGTAGCGCAGATCCTCCTCGGAATTCATGGACGAGATCTCGCGGCCGCGGTATTTCCCGAAGTAAAGGGTTGGTTTTGTTTGTTGTTGAGGCAGGAATTTTATGTACTGGCCACACTTATTGCAGGTAGCTTTCAGGTGAGGACCTGATGGTGTGGCAGAGAAATCGTTGACGGAGCCACAACGCTTACAGATAATATCTTCCATGGCGCAGGGCTGGGGTTAAGCGACTTCTTTAATAGCAGGAATGGAGTCGAGAGCCTTCTGCCAGAGCTCATAAGCAGCCTCTCTTAGAGAGAGATCTTCATCGGTGCCGATGCTTCGAAGTTTTTGATAAGCGACTATTTTTTTGTGAAGAGTTTTGGGAGGAGACAGACGCATCTGTACCCGTGGTTCCTCTTTAGCCATAGAGTGTTGTGGGGTGATTAAGTGACACCAAAGTATGGCATTAAATTATTATTTCCTACTATACCCGTGCGTCTGCGGTGTTACGTGCTCAGGGTGAGGTGGAATACCTTACTGGCGGAAGGAGTGGTTGAGCTGAGGGTGTGACCTCAATCCACCTTAAGCTTCATCGGCGGCTGTGATCCGATCTGCACAGCGCGAGTATTCCAGTAAGCGATCTCCTCAGCGGTAAGCTCTCGTGTGGTCTCTTTGGAGAACAGTACATCAAAGAACCCGAACCCGGTTACCCAGGATCCCACGTAGTACCGATCGGTCTCGCTGTGCACATGGCACAAGTCTGGAGTCTCACGCGAGATGTCCCCGAGTAGATGCAGCGCCTTGGTGGCCATCATGTACTTGGATGGTATGTTGCGCGCGCTGCGCACGCTGCGCACGATTTCTTTGTGTTGGGCTTCACTCATCTCTCTATTTGTTAGGTGTGTTTACCATTTAACTTCATTTCTAGTAATAAAATAGTGTGATCGGCAATTACCTCGTATTTCAATCGATGGTTCAATACTTACAAATTCACCATCCTTTATTAGAGACCATTCAGTTACATCCTTATTGTTTTGATTACCGAGGCGCAAAAATACCTGAAGGCCACAACCACAAGGGCACAAGTGAGCTGATACTGAAAACTCCTCTGAGATATAGTGAGTATTAGGCTCCAGTTCATCAGGAATATTTTTCACGAAGACCGGCTTCATCTCTCAGGTATGTTTAGAATCAGTTCGTCGCTCAACTCTTTCGGTCTGCCGGTGGTTGACAGTACTTCAGTGGTGATCGCCCATACCCAGGGATTGACAATCCATGAGCCTTCACCGTTGATCGACTCCCAAAGCGTGCGGTAAGACTCGATTGGATGAAGTGATGTTCCTATATCTTCGTTTCCGTAGTTGGCGTACCACTCAGTATCAATGATTGTTGATATACGGATAATTCCTTCAGCGATCGCATCCTCTTCGCTGATGTCCTGCAACCTCTCAACACGAATGTCTGTGATACGCTCCCAGATGCGGGAATAAATTTTAGGGACATGAATTGATGGTGTCCATCGATTCGATCCTAATGGATAGTTGGGACAGTCAGCTTTATAAACAGGGTAATGATTACCACTTTCGGGGTCTACTTCTATACATGCCGTCTCTCGCGACCATAGAACATCGCCGACTGTTCCGTAGGGACAAACCATTTGCATCTGTTTGATGTCCAACATCAATCTAGCTTTGTTCGATGGCCACCAGTAATCCCCAAACTCACTACCTCGATATTCCTCTGGTTTTAATTCAGGCTGCGGCTTACATATTCTCCGCGTCTGCGTCTTCCGACCTTCCAGCTTTGCGCGGATCATCGGTGTGCTGTATAAAATTGGGTGCTCTTTGTTCATAATACCTCAATCAAATAATCGATCTCTTTTAACTACTCCAATATCCTCCTCCTTCTCTCAAGAAACACAGTCCCATAAATCTGATTGAAATCTTCTTCCTTCGCCAGATGCCATTGCTCTTCTTCAGATTTATTTTTGTTCTCTTTGAGCAGCACATCAGCCTCCGGCCAATTGAGACACATGAACTCAAGCCGTTCATATCGCTTGAACACCTTAAAGTATAGTCGCCTGAAGAACCGTCGCATCACCAATCCGTCTTTACCACAAAGTCCTTAGCGATGTCAGCCTGCGTCTCGTACACTTTGAGCGCGGCGTCTCGTTCATTCTTCCATACCATGATCCTGTTGTCGGGTTCACCGACTCGATCGTTGAGATCCTTGTAGCGGCGGCCGGTGAAGTTCTGTGTTTGCAACGAGTACGTGTTGCCGGCAGTGTAGTGCTTGTTGGTTGTTCCGATGTAGGTTGCGGTCATATAAATTTATTTAAGAGTGTTCTAAAGGCGAGTTCAGATTGCTGCTCAACGACGGCATTTCCCGCCAGGCGAAGAAGGTCTTCTGTAAAGTCGTACCCATTAACTGTAAAACCCATGCGGGATTCAAGACGAGGATGTTCCCATCCTTGCTGGTATTGCCCTTGTCCTGATGGAAAGCAACTTCGTTCAATGGTCTGGAATTCTTCTCGTGCTGATTGCTTTTTCCGCTGCGCCAATCTCTGGCTGATGGAGTTGGCCAGGCCAACTCCATCACTTGATCTCTTAGTTTGTAACGACCGTCCTTTCCGATCAATATCTTCATTTTGCCTCCTTCCAACTCGCTTGATATTGGAGTCTTCCATAATCTCACTTTTTCTTCCAGATAAAGAGGAACCGTGTTCTGATTCGCGTTGGCCTTCCTGAAGGCCAAGCATTTTTGCAAAGTCTCCTCGTCTCTTACTCTGTTCTGTGCAGTAGGAGTCGGCCACGGCGAGGATGAATAGGCGTTTGCGTAAGTGTGGCGCGCCAACTTCTTCCGCCGAGAATATTCCCTCTTCAACCGTGTAACCAAGCGTTTCCAAAGAATGTCTGACCTCTCTGTATCCGATATTGATGTGGTTGCTGACGTTTTCGAAGAAGCAGCAAACAGGTTTAACTGCATCGACTCCGTATTCGAGATATGGGTAGAGGTGTCGCGGATCATTAACTCCGAACTGCTTTCCGGCTGTACTGAAGGGCTGGCATGGATATCCTCCAGTGAGGATGCATATTTTATTCCGAAATAGCCCCCATGGGAATGTTTTAAGGTCCGTCCAAACAGGAGTGGGAGCCAATACACCTTGCTCCATTTGCGCAACCAGATTGTAGGCGATAACGGATTCGATTTCCACATAAACGGCAGGTTGGATAACGTCTCTGGTTTCCCATTCTTTATCACCGAATAAGCGCCGAAATGATCTAATTGCTCTCTCAATTCCGATTTCGATTCCACGACGACCTGTGCAAACTGAGAGTAAAGAGGGTGGTTTGAAGGTATGATCCACATTGCTTTATTAAACTAAATACATTTTCATCACAGCATACTTGCTGCCGGGTGCTTTGTTGTTCTCGATCCAGGAGAGGCAGCCTTTGAGGCATAGCGACTCTTCTTCACCGAGGTCATCGCGATAGATCGGGATTTTGTAAACAATGTTCCAGCAGGGCTGTGTGATAGCTACTTCTCCGGAAGAACTATACCCATTATAAGTATGCTCGATCTCAACTACTACGTAGTGCCACATGTCAATAACACGTTAAAGTTTCTTTCTTCTTTTTATACTTCCGCCCCCATGTGCAACTGTTGCATTTCTTCCGGCGCCCCTTGTTGATCCGCTTCTCCCCCTTGACGGTAATATAGGTCGAGGTTACGATCGCGAACCGCTTGCGCGGGAGGTCACGGCGGCAGGAGAGGCAGGTCATTTCTTTTTAACAGTAATCTCCAAATTAAGATCAACTCCCTTGTATATGATTGGCATTACAAGACATCCGTTCTCTTTAATACCGGTATCCTCTAAAAAACGTCCAATTAAATAAAGCCCAGAACCACTCAGCGCAGACGCTATTTTAGGATATAGTCTTGCAGTTAATTTTTTTTCATTCTCATCGCCATGCAATAGCATCTTGATGATCATAGCTGTTCTATCTTCATTCATATTTTACTAATTTACCACGCTCTCATTATACTGATCACGCTCACGCCAATCACAACCCCAACAGCCACTCCGCCGATGATGCCCATTGCTACAGCCTTGATGAACTGCAGGCGATGGTTGCCCAGGTAGAGCAACTTAATCTCCGCCCTGGTAAGACTCTCCAGTTCGCGCTCGTGCAAGTGTAAACCGAACCACTGTATGAGGGCCGTGTTGAGCTTTAAAATGAAGCTCCAGATTCTTTTTAGCGCTGTCTGTATCATTGCCTTCTGCTCTTATTTCCTGGTTGAGTTCGCCGTACCGCGCCCGAACAATGATGTGCTCGTGATCACGGTAGGATTCGAGGAGTTTAATTGTGATGGTCATACTGGTCAAATTGTTCTCATGGTTGCATTTAGGATAGGGGTTATTTTTCGTAGAAAAGTCGGAACACGCTAGTGAACCAGGTTTGCTTCGCTTTCTTTTTGGATTTGGCGTCTTTCCAGCCTTTATTGTATTCTTCCTGCCGGATAGCCTCTATGCGATCAGCTAATTTTCTTTGAAGCCTGGTGGTGAGTAGTTCTGCGAAAAGTTCATTGCTACACTCCCAGTATAAAAACAGGTCACCGCCAGTAGCCATTCCGGTTTCAATAGTAATCTTGACTTTGGTTCCATGCCGGCCGATGCTGATCATGTGTTATTTTTTTAGTACAGCCTTAATGTAATCGTAGTACAGAACAAACGCCACTACAACAAGACTCACAAGGATGATTTTCATGCGTTATGATGTTAATTTATTTTTACATACCTTTGCCACTATGGCAAAAGAAAAATCCAAGAAGCTCGTCTCCATGCGCGAGCTCGCGCGAGTATCCTCTATCAAGTACAGCAAGATCTACGCGAACAGCATCGGCCGGTATGAGACCAGCACCCTGACGGAAGCCGAGAAGACCAGGCTGTGCAACGCGCTGTATGAAGGACTTGAGGCATGGGGAGATCTGCTGGGTGTTAAGTTCAATATGAAGAGGGCTTAACTGAAGAGACCATCAGCCTGTGTGGAATCATCTCCATCGCCTTGATATGAACTTTCATCGGGCCGCTTGAACTCAATTGCTACCTCCTTCTTGTTCTTCAAAGGAGTACCGATATGTCCTCTCTTCCCGCCCTCCGCAAACAACTCCCCGTACATCGCCTTCTGGTCCTTACCCATGGGCTTGGTATACATCGGCCACTCCTGGCCCTCGATGGTAACCACTACCATGGTGCTCTCTTCAGGATAAGGGATGGTGTAAAGCTTGGTGATCTCCACCTGGTAGCCCTGCTCAAGTATCTTGTCGGCGTGCTCGCGGTTGGCTTTGAGCACATCCGTGCCGGCAGTAGGCGGTATGGTAATGTCGATGGGCTGTACGATGCCAACTTCCACTGGAGTGCCGCGCTTCATGTAATGTTTGAAGTTGTCCTCTACAAGCTTGAGGCGGTCCAGGGCACGTGAGGCGGCTGAAGACTTGTGCTCGAACTCCTGAATGTCGAGATCAGTGAGTGGGATCTTTTCGTTGTGCTCGAAGGAATGCTTCGAATTCTGTTCGATCCATTGGCCGAGGTTTTCCGGCGTGAGGGTCTGCGGGCAACATAGGTGCGGTGTCATAGTGATTTAATAGTTAGTTCTGATATTAACTTTATCTGCAAGTTCAGCACAAAGCTTGTCAAGGTCTTCTTTTTCAAGACGGGCTTTTATCGCTGCCTGGATTTTTGGCTTGTATTCGTTATCGAGTTGCTTTCGCATTTCCTCTGCAATGAACCCCTCAATAGTTCTGCGCATGATGGTGTTGGTGCCATTCCATGCATTGGACTCAGTGAGTCGTTTTAATTCTGACTCCACAGATTCCTTGAAAAGTTTGAAGAAAGCCTCGGTTGTAAGTGCATCGGTAAGCTTTTTAGCAAGTTCCTCAGCATTGATGTTTAATTGCAAGTCCATGAATTATGATTTAAGGATGTTTTCTTTCACTCTTTTGAACTGCTCCTCAACGATGGCGATCATCTGCTTCTTCTCTTTGTCTGAGGTAGTGTGTTGATCACCATCAAGCGCAGAGCACACCTTAATGTAAGTATACCCCTTGCCATGCCTGGATATGAGCTCTTTGTAAAACTCGTTCTTATTGATGAATTTCATGAAAGCAAAGCTGTGAATTAAATTTGAAATAAAAAATCTCAAAACACTTTTAATGTAAAAATCTTTTCTACACCTTTACCTCAACATAAACAAAGCATGACAATGGCAGACCAAACTCAAATACAGAAAACAAATCCGATCAAGGCTCTTGAGCAGCAGATTTCAGCCGCCAAGAACGTAAAAGACCTTCTGGCGATCGACGCGATCAAGAACCGCTACATCCAGAACTACCAGGCTGTCACCACGCGCGAAGATGGTGCATCGAAATATGAGCGCGATGTGTTCGCCTTCATGGAGAAGGTGAATGCCAACCCGGAGCTCATGCAATGTGATCCCTTCTCTATTTTTGCCGCCTTCGTCAAGGTCGGTTCCTATGGTGTCTCGCCGGAGAAGCTGTATCTGCGTCCGCAAGGAGTTAAGCAGAAGGACGGTAGCTGGAAGCAGATGATGAAGGTTGATCCCGATCCATTTGCAAAAAAAGAGATGCTCGAGCGCATGACAACCATCAAGCGTGTCAACGACCCCGTGCTGGTCTTCAATAAAGATCAGTTTTCATACAACCCAAAACTCAAACTCGTCACAAAGCACGAGATGTCATTCCCGGTACCAAGGCCCAGCGAAGAGACCGTGATGGCGGTGTACGTTACGGTAGACTGGGCTGATGGCAAGTCAAGCGATTACATGCTGACACTGGAGGAACTCAAAATCAGAAGATCCAAAAGCCAGATGAAGGAAGGCGGCATGCTCTGGCAGCAGCACTACGGCGAGGCGGCTAAGAAGAGCGTGATCAACTATGTGTTCAAGGTGGAGTACAAGCAGCCGGATACAGTGATCCTGTATAAGCAGTATGAGGCTCCGGATGAAGAAGAACAGAAGACCATTGATCTGCCGGCGCAGCAGGAGGAGGTAGCTGACCCGACGCTGGTGGCGCAAGGTGAGACAGCCGAGTTCCGCGCTGATGTCAACGAGCGGACCGGCGAGGTATATGAACCGGAGGTGACCGGCGGCAAGAAGAAAACAAAAAAGGACGATCAGGTTCCTTTTACATAACTCAGAGTCGGGCACCAGGCGGGTGCTCACGGAACGGCGACTCGTGAGGGGGAAGCCGTTCACCTCATGGTAAATAGTATGGCGGAATTGGTATACGCCTCCACAAATGGTCTATATGAGTGCCGAAGCGTTGACTGCGTGAGGCCTTTTGCTCATGACTTGATAAGGTGGATTTCCCGACTGAGCAATAAAGGAATCGGGATTGAAGGTTCGAATCCTTCTACTATTTCATAAACCAAAGAGGTTTTTTAAAGCAAGACTTTATGGACGACAACGTGGATGTGACAAGATGAAAACTGAACTTATATAGCATGACCGAAGAAACCAACAGCCTTCCTCAACTCAATATCGAGGACCTCAAGACTATCATCCCAAAGTTGCGCAGCAGCCACGACAAAGCACTGGCTGTTACGCGAGCGGTAACGCAAGTGGAGAGCGAAGATGAGTACTCTGAGGTAGAGACACTCTGTGCGCGCCTCAAGATCACCTACGACGATGTCAGCTACCCGCTGTATCGAAAGCTTGCCGAGCCGGTAGAGTCCATCCTTGATCAAGCTCGAGAGCTGATCTCCCCATTCGACTACAAGTCCAAGAAGGACAATGAGTACAACCGCCTTCGCGGTCTTCTTGCTGCCTATAAGCAGCGCGAACTTGATAAGAAAAAAGCGATTGAGGCCGAGGCTGCCAGAAAGCGCGAACGTGAGAACTACCTGGTAGACCTGAAGACCGGTATCCTGAAGGCGCTCAATAATCTGGTTACGGAAAAGGTCAGGAAGGCGGAGACCGGATCGGCTGAGTATTTCGCGGCGTCGACACCTGATGACTTCGACAAGCGTGCCGAGGACTACAAGAAGATGAAGCCTAAGCTCAAGCCAGAGGACTGGGAAGCATGCTTCTTACCCAGTAAGTATGAACGAGATGAAGCGATGGCTGCATGGTACAAGGATCTTATTGAACAGGAATCATTCGACAAATGGAACACTGTTGTCATGGAGCAATGCACCCCGATCATCAACGCATGGCGCGCAAAGATACCCGACCTGAAGCAGGAGATGCTCGAGCGGAAGAAACTTGCCGACGACAAAGAGGCACTGGAGAAGCTTGAGCTTGAGCAGAAACGCAAGGCACAGCAGGAAGCGGCACGCAGAGAGGCTGAGATTGCGGAGCAGAATAAGAAACAACAACTTGAGATCGAGACGCAAGCATCACTCGATAAGATGAGCAATTCATTTGCGGAGCAGGCTGCAACGCAAGTTCCCGGCATGGAGACAGGTCCAGTGAAGTATGTGCTCAAGTTCAATGATCCTAAGAAGGTACCAAAAGCACTCGCGACAATCATCTATCACTGCATGTCTCATCCTGATTTTCCTGGCATCCAGAAGCGAGATAAGAGCAAGAAGCCTGTGGTCGATGCACAAGGTCGTCCGGAATACATCGACGCTATCCAGTACTGGATCAATTTATTTTTATCCAAGTGCGATGCGGAAATCGACGGTACGGATGTATTTGAAGACTCAAAAGTAATCATACGCAAATGATCACGATCACCTCCTCCATCATCACGCGGGCTTACCCACTCACTCCCAAGCTTACCTTCTGGCAGAGTGTATGGAAGCGATTCGGCAGGCTCGACAAAGAGAAGCCAAAGCTGTATCATTACGACCTTACATTACGGGTTGAGAGTCCGGTTGGACTGAACAAGCACGACATTCTAATGCTGCGGCATGGAGTGCGCGTGATCATCACCAGAATAGATGGTGATATTATCAAGGTGATCACCTACAAGGAGGTGGAGACACTGAAGAGCGGCGACCTGAATGGACAAGGAGTTGTCTTGGTTCATGGACGCAACCATGAGGAGAGATATGCGAGGATAGCGAGGAGTGTAGGATGAAAGACAGGTTAACAGCGGAGGATATTCATGCAAAATATGCCGTTCCGATTAGTGATGAAGTTTATAGCTATGGGCTGCTACGAGTACGAACCAAAGAAGAAGGAATAAATGAAAAAATTTTCAATAAAAATTAAAGGGCTGACTCCGTACATGCAACACCGTATGGATGATCTTAAACTTGAGGAATGGGAAAAGAAACGGGGACTCATCCATGAAAGACCAGAAATTTCCCATGACGATACTGTGCGCGCTGAATACCGTTGCTACCGAAACCCTGATGGTAAATGCTACATACCGGCCGATCAATTAAGATGCTCTTTCATTAATGCCGGAGCATACATCAAATCTAAAGTTGGTGGCCGTGGTAAGTCAATGAAGCAACTCGTTGCAGCGATGTTCACGATCACTCCAGAGCAAATTATTATTCCTGATTATGACGTGATTGATAAGAGATCAACAGTTAACCGCAATGTAAAAGCCAGGATAATTACCATTCGCCCAAAATGGACAGAATGGGAACCGGAGTTTACATTACTTGTTGCCGAAAAGTCTATCACTACGGACATGGTTAGGAACGTTATAGAGTATGCTGGTAACTATGTTGGAATAGGCTCCTATCGGCCAACAAATAATGGAATGTTCGGTAGGTTTGAATTAAAACACATTGAAGAATTATCGTGAGGTAGAGTTTTGTGATGTTACGTGACGTCAGGTGGCGTATCGTGCAGTTTAGCAAAGGCCTCTGGAGGTTGTGGGGTTAAGCCTCCATTTTTATGGATTCATATTTTAATCATCATTACATAAGCAATAGCGATCTGAAAAAACTACAGAAAATGATCAATCCTGATTTTCAAGATCCGTCCGATTTGGAAGAGATATTTGCCTTTGGGAGATTGGTTGAAGATTGCATAATGCAACCTCATCAAGCAAATTATGAACACCAGGATATTGAAAAAGCTCTTTCTATGGCAAGAACTTTTAAAACTGACCCCATTTGTCAGCAATTATTATGGGTGCATGATTTAAGACGACAACATGAATGGTACCGATCTAATAGGTTTGGGGTTCCTGCAAGATGCAAAATGGATGGAGATAGCAGAGCGCTAAGCTTAGTATTTGAATTGAAAGGTCTCAGTGTTGAAACCGATCGAGCATTCGATGATGCTGTTAACAGATTCCATTATGATCAAGGTATTGCCTGGTACCTCGATGTCAGCGGTTACAGGCAAGCGCTGCTCGTAGCGGTGAGTAAGAAGAACACATCTCGCCTCTTCAAGCGTATCGTGAATCGCCAGCATGATTACTACAAACGTGGTGTGGTGAAGATCGAGAAGAATGTTAAGTTATTTTTGGAGACATTTCCGGAGTATAAAAGAGAGGCAGCATGAAAACAGCACGAGAAATCACAGAGTCAATGGCGGAAGCCGGAGTCATAAGTAAGGACATGGTGAACGAGGTTGAGAGATATTTCCTTCGGTATATCGACGGGTTTCGATCTCAACTCATTAAAGACATTAAAGGCGACCAGCACCATGCATACTACATGGTTACTGAGGCCATCGAAGGCTCTGTCACCATGAAGAACCAGACCACGGCTTGTGTGATAGAATTGATTGTGGAGCCTACAGAGCCTGAAGAAGTAAAAGAATCAATATGGTTCAACTACGGCCAGTTTGAAGACTTAATAAAAATGTGCCACAGCTTATGCCTAAAGTGATCACCACCGGTAAATTAGACCTGCTCCATGTGGGGCATTTTAACGCATTAAATCAATGCCGCCTTCTCGCAGGACCCGAAGGCAAAGTGATAGTGATGCTCGATGAAGACGAACGTATTAAAGAAGGTAACTCACGACTGCCGATCATCCCGTACGCGATCCGGAAAATCAACCTGATGGCAATGCAGTGTGGTAACCGCAGTATGATCGACGAAGTTATCGGTATAGACAGTGATGAAGAACTATTGTATGAGATCGCGAAGGCAACGCCCGACTACCTCGTCAAAGGTGCCGAATGGCTCGGCAAACCGGTCATCGGTCAGCACCATGCGACAATGGTGTTCTACAAGCCTACAGCCAATGGGCTTGGTGATAAGATCAGCAGTTCGGACATTATTAAAATGGTATTGAAAGCGTATGAAGATTAAACGAATGCCTCCATGGGTGCGTGCAACAAAAGAAGGACGACTTGATCTCGATCTTAACCATCCTGAGTGGATTAAATACTTCATCGCGTTTGTTATGGATCCAAAGAAGAGAATTGTAAAATGAATATAGAAGAACAAGCCGCCTACGAACAGAAGCTCAAGGAGTGGAATGAGTATATGGAGAGCATTAAGCCGCAGGAGCCTAATCGGGATGACTATGTCGGTCCATATTCTTATGAAGAATCAATGAGGGAATACAATAAAGCACTTGCTGAATGGCAGATGAAGCGCTCCTGTGACGCACCGAATCCGCCGGGGTACACAAAAAGCAATAACGATTGATGAACTCCGTACTTGACGCACAACAGGAGTTCACCAATTGTTTTGGGGAATTGACTCTCCAGCATATAACTTCGGATTTAATTTTACCGGAATTCTCACGAGAGGCAATGGAACTCGATGAGTTTATAGATGAACATCAACAGCCTGCTCCTGTAGAAATGCCAGTTGAAATATCTCAAGATAACGGATTAAAACGATATAACTTTTTAGCATGAACCTCCACGCCCTCCTCACTCGTGCCGCCGAACTCAAGATAGCAGTCATCGGTGATTTCATCGAAGACGCTTACATTCTCGGCTCCGTCGACCGCATCAGCCCGGAGGCACCTGTGCCAGTGGTCAATCAACAGATCGCCTTCAGCAGACCCGGTGGAGCTGGCAATGTGTTTATGAATCTTGTGGGCATGGGCGTGCCGACAGACTTGTTCTGCATCCATAGCAACGGCGGCTACTGCTGGCCTATGGAGTACAACGACAACATCAAAACCCATGAAGGCAAGCATTCCAAGAAGATGCGCATCATGTCCGGAAGTCATCACCTGCTGCGCATCGACGACGAGATCGATCCCATGCAGATCGAGTGGCTGCCGTTCACCGCGTATTCCTGGTGGAAGGAACTAGAAGCCACGATGGGTAAGTACGACTGCATTGTGCTTGCTGATTACCATAAGGGGTGTCTCTCTGACTCGTTGATCAACGCGATCATGGAACTTTCGCTACATTATAAGATCCCAGTGGTGGTGGACGCGAAGAGGGACTACGCTAGATTCAAGGGATCTACTGTAATCAAGTGTAACCAAAAGGAGTTTGATGCGATGCCACAATGGCCGGAGTTATATAGTCGATGGTTCATCGTAACGCAAGGTGAGTCTGGGATCATGTACACCAACAACGAAGGTATGGCTGGACGGACCAATGGACACAAAATTAATATCGTGGATGTCTGTGGTGCCGGTGACACCGTAACGGGAGTAGTGGGTATGATGACTGCTTTGAATGAGGACATTCAGGACGGAGTTAGTCTTGCCAACATTGCGGCTTCAGAGGTATGTCGTTATGCTGGTGTCCATGCAATAACGAAGGAAGAACTGATCAAGAGATGGGAGGAGGTGAGTGGTGACAACGCGTAAACTCATAGAACTTGATTTTGACGGCACGCTTGTAGAGAACTGGAATCCTTACGTGGGGCCAACTGTACCGCATGCCGTGGAGGTTCTTCATAAGCTCAGAAACGCCGGTCATGAGTTCATCCTGATGACCATGCGCACAGGTCATTTGCTGGATGACGTACAGGAGTGGGCTCGAAATAATTCGATAGAGTTCAAATATGTCATGTGCAATCCAGAGTATGAAACAGGATCACGGAAGGTCTACTGTCATTGCAATATCGACGATAAGAATGCTGGCGTACCTTTGATCCGGGAAGATGGCAAGAAGCCGTATGTGGATTGGATGGCATTAGAGGAATGGTTTATAGAAAATTCTTATTTATGAAAATAGAAATCGTATCACTACACATCAGAATCATCACCCACAAGAAAGTATTAGCTACTATCACTGATCCGGATGTTGAGGAAGGGCACATGAGTGGCGAAGCTCGTCTTAAAGAACCTCTTCTGGCAATTCAGTGCATCATTAAATGCGATGAACTTTTAGAGATCGGAGGAATTTATATGGATGACCACGCGCAAAGCTGGAGAGCCTACAATGACACCTTAGATGGATACCAGTTGGCGTATCTGGCAGATACTGCAAATCAATTTTGGAATCCAAATACTTTGACTCTTGTTCAGTCAAATCAAAAGGAAGGCAACTAATTATGACCCTCCGCGACCTGGCCACCATAATTTCCAAACAGGAATACGCGAACATTCCTGAGCACTGTCGCCCCAAGAAGACCTTCAGCGACAAGACAGCGAACGATCTCACCAAGGCCGTGCTGGCGTTCTTCAAGTACCGCGGAGTCAAAGCATGGCGCCAGGCCAGTGAAGGCAGGTACATCCAGCCAGAGCATGTTCATAATGTGGTAGGCCATCGTATTACGGTCAAGAAGGGCCGCTTCATACCACGCAGCAAGGAGAGTAAGGGGATTGGGGATATCGCCGCGGTAATTCAGGGGCAGTTCACTTCCTGGGAAGTCAAGGTTGGTAAGGATCGGCAGCGCGAGGATCAGAAGAAGTTTCAGGCAGAGATCGAAGCTTCCGGCGGCAAGTACTTCCTGATCAAAACATGGGATGATTTTTATTTTCAATTTTCTGCGCTATGGGGCGAAAAAAATACTACAAGCTGACCAGCGAAGAATTAAAACGAACATACTATCAGCGCAAGAAGAATGGGATGGTAATAATACAACGTCCTGTATTCACAGAAGAGCAAAAAGAGCAGCAACGCGAACTGCTTAAAACAAAGAGATGGGAGGAGGTTGCTGAAATACTTAATATATCGCGCAGCACATGTTACAAACGAATCAATGAACTGATATGAACACAAAAGGCACATTAATCGCAGCTATGATCGTCCTGCTGGCATTACCGCTGATCTGGGGCATTCTCAAGATCGCCGGATATGACATGCCGCCAGGTTTCTTCCATGACTTCTGGCCTTGGGCGCTGGGATTCATTATATTAGTAGGGACCGCAATCATCATCAACCTAAAAAAGAAGCCATGATCTTACTCCACGTACTCTACCTTGCACTTCTACCTCCCGCGATCGAGCTCGGGGTTGAAATCTTTCGTACGCGAGTGCTGGGGCGGAATGACAAGCACATCCTGAGCGCATGGTTACGTTCAATAGTGATGTTATGGGGAGCCTTCACCTATCCAGAGATTCTCTGGTGGAAGACGCTGGCAACAATGACTTCACTCCATTACCTGATCTTCAACTACACCTTCAATAAATATGGGCTCCAGGCTCATTGGAGCTTTCTGGGTGACAACTTCCTTGACAACCTTCAGAAGAAGGTAGATCCAATGCTATTGCTGGGGATAAAGGCATTCCTGATGATAGCGTCGATGGCGCTGGTGTGGTTTAGTTAGAAAATTTAACGGAGGGAGGGCCGATAACCCAACAACACATAACATGAAAAATATAATCATCACTCACAACGAGATTCAATTGAATCTGTTTTTGGCTGTAACCTACGGCATGGAAGCAATGTTCGATGGCAAGTATGCAGTTATCGGAGAATCCAGAGAACGAGAGTATGAATGGCGAGTAGTCGAGACCCACAAAATAGAAAGCTCCGCTTACGAGAAAGCGATCTTCTATTATCACATCAACAAGGGCGATTATCAGATGAATGACCTGAGGGTCGGTGTTACAACTGCCTACATCCGTGATGAAGCCGAGAAGTTCATCACAGAGTTCAGGAAGTTCATTGCTGATGCCGGCATCAAAAAAGATGAAAAACCCAAGGTTAATTTACTGCACGAATTCTGGAACCGTACTTCTGATGCCTGCCCCCTGGAGGCCTCGGCTCAAGAACAGCAAGAAAAAGAATGGAGCGAATGGTATGAATCGCGGAGGTCGACCCAGCCGCATCCAGAATCGGATAGATGGCAATTGGCTCACGGAATTACAGATCAACCACCACTCAGCAACCATTCTGTTTATCTCACAAATGATCAGGGTGATGTTCCGCTGGCCGGCTATGGATCAGATTACCACAATGCCCTGAACCATCTTGAGATTCAGATCAATGCCGATGATTGTCCTTTTGTGATAGTAAAAAAATAACCTACCTTCGCGCCCAGGTTTTTGGCATTTAAACATAGCGGAAGCCCCGGTTGCAAGATCGGGGCTTTTTCTTTAGCTTTGATCTTCTGCATTCTTAGCTTTTCAGCCTCCTTTTCCATTAACCCCGGCCGATCCCCGGGGTTTTTGCTTTTACCGCTATTGACAATGTAAAAATATTTTCACACCTTTGAGTCATGAACACCAAGATCAAAGATGCCATCATCCTTATCGCAATGATCACCTTCATTCTTGCAGCGTATGCCGCAAGCTCGCAGGACATCAAGCCAGAGGTCAGTTCCTACGTTGCCTCCCACGGCCCTGAGATAGTCTCTTCCCTGAGAGCCGATGTATTCACCGACGCAATATTCTCTGCCTTCATTAGTGATGGAGAGCAGGGTCTGGATAGAGTGCTGAATGAGACCGATAATTCTTGGTACGCCGGAGCGGATGTATATCTGGCCAGCGACTACGAAGCGCTGATCTCTACAATCATGGCCGATGAAAAAGCCAGTTATCGCGAGAAAGACATAAAAAAAGCCACAATATCAGTGGCTTCACACGAAGAATATGTGCTGGTGATGATCTACAGCTTCCGATGATCCATCAGTACAATTTACGCGCAGATCTTTTGGCTTGCGGCGATGCTGAGTTGGTGCGCACCCGGAGCTTGGATGCCTTCACCTGCTTTTTGGTGCCACCCGCCGGCGCTGCGCCTTGTGTGGAAGAAGCAGAACCGCCACTGCGGGGCGCTGAACCAGAACCAGCAAACTGCCCCGAGCCAGTACCTGCGGCGATCTGCCGATCCTCAGCCATGGTCTCTTCGTTGATGTACGCATCGCCTTTCTTACGGATAGCCTCAGTTTCACCCTTCTTGTTTCGGACGATAACCGACTTTGAGCCGCTGCGTACACCCTTCTTGGGATCGATGTTGGTTCTTACTTTCATTGCCATAGCTGTAAATTTTAACAAAGATGCAAATCATTAACGACTTTTTCATCGTCTCCGTAGACCAAAAGTACGAGTCCAAGACCACGAACAGCGGGATTGTGACCCTGAACACCGCCCATCAGAACGACGAAGAGATCGAGCGCTTTGCCCGCAAACGCATCTACGGCTTCGTGGAAACCTGTCCGATCAATTTCACGCGCCAGGTTCTTGAACTTGTGGATCCCGGGGTGCCGGCGCCGCGCGCCTATGTTGGCGGCGACCATATTGAAGCCAAGATTCGTGCCGGGTACAATAGAAGCGCAGAGTACTATTCCTGCTCAACATGGGAAGGCTTCAAGACCATCACGATCGCGGACATCGCCGCCAAGTGTGACATTCAGCGTGGCGACAAGGTTTACTTCGGAGAGTGGGTAACCGAGCCCGACAACGAGCTCGGCAAGCACCGCGGGCGCACGCTGTACAAGGCAGGCTGCAACGAGATCATCTGCTCGGTACGTGATGGTGAGATCATCATGCAGGGCGACTGGTGCCTTGTGGAGCCCAACGTGGAGACATGGGAGGACATCAGCATCCCCACGCCGGTAGTGGTGAACGGCAAGCCGCTGACCAACCCGGATGGCTCTATTCGCATGCGGCCCAAGGAGGAATGGATAGTGAAGAAGTCCCAGCCGGAGAACAAGCCGCTCGAGGCGTTCATGCGCCACTTCAGCCCATTCTGCGACCTGCAGGTAGGCGACAAGATCATCTACAACTACGGGGCGAACTGGCCGGTGAAGGTGGAGGGAGTGGAGTATTTTGCGGTTTTGAAGGAGGATGTGCTTTGTAAGGTAATTGCGGGATGAGAAGCCGCATGGGGTGCATTGGCGTGTCCATTGCAGGGAAACCAGTGAGAGAATGATTGTAATTCTGGTACAGACACCGATCAAATGAGATCGGCAGAATGAAATTCGGTAAAGCGATGCATTGGGTGATGAGAGGCCGATGCAGGGCAAGTAGTAATACGCTTGTAGCCCACGTGAAAACAATCTGAGCCCTTCCCGTGTGGTACTGGCTGTAATCGGGAACCCCTTTTTTTAAGTTAAAACAGAATGTGTATAAAGCACGACGATAAAAGGCAAGCATTTTTTGATGCACTGGATGCAGAGACGAAGGCCATGCGCGATAAAAGGATTAGTGAAGAAAAGAGAATTGACTATAGACCAAAGCGTATAATATCGCTCCCTGAACTTGCAGCCAAGACTCACCAAACCCATGACAAGGCATTTATACAATGCCATTACTGTGGAAAATTAGTTGCCATTTCCCGCATCACCCGAGATCACAAAATACCAAAATCAAAAGGAGGCATAGGGAAGGAAAATATAGTGCCTGCATGCCGGTCCTGCAATACGGAGAAGGCAGATATGATGTACATTGAATATATATTATGGCGAAGGGCAAACAGGAAACAGATAACAGTATGGTGTCAACAAGCACTTGATGAAGTAATAAATATTCCAAGATGACCGACCGCAAAACCCTTAAATACATCCAGCACCTCTACTCCAAGGACTCCGATCTCAACAAGATCGCCAGCCTGGATGAGCGCAAGAAGGAAGCCTGCAAGCGTGCCGGACTCGACTGGGAGAAGAGTCAGGATATTGTCAACCTCAAGGACAAGAAGATCAACAAAGAGATCTTCGACTTCCTGTCCGCAGAGAACCCAAATGAATACGTCATGCTGGTCAGTGATCAGCAACTCTTTTGGGAGATGCAGCATATTAAGATGGAATCTCTCGATACAGAAAAGGCCGATGAGGAATCCATCCTGAAGGCAATCAATCTGAAGAACACGATCTCAGCTAAGTCCGAAGAGCTCCTTGATCGCATCAACCGTACCTTCGAGAAGATTTACAATTACAAGGACGAGATCGAGATGGCCAAGCAGCAACTGCGCATCATGCGACCCGAAGAGCGTGTGAAAAAATAATTACGTACCTTTGAGGTTGAATGTATCAACCAACCTCGAACCCCTACAAGTTCCAGTTCCTTATCACCGGACTCAGCGGTGAAGGCATCAAAGAAGTCTACCTGCCACCAGAACCTGCTGATGAAGATGTCCTCTTCAAAGAAGAAAACAAGTTCGTACGGCCTGTCATGCCTGAATATCTTCAGAAGGCAGCAAAGGAATGGATCGTAAAGTCAGATCCCGATAGCAAGCAATATGATCCAAACTTCAAAAGTCCGTTCGAGGCTGACCTTGCCGAATGGGAAGATCGCGAGTGGAAGCGCACAACGGATGGGGTATGGATTTGGAATAAAGGCAAGAAGACGTTCCTTACAAGGTTCTACTGGTTCTACCTGACAGCATGGGAGACATACTTCGGGTATCCAGACTTCCGCATACCAGATATTGAGATAACGTACTGGGTACAGTTCTGGGAAGAGGATCCGAACTCTTTTGGTGGTCTACTCAATACTATTCGACGTTACGGCAAGTCGGCACTAATGGGCGCGTGGATCGTGTTCAGGACCATTCGAGCACGCAAGCACTACAGCGGCATGCAGGGCGAGAACGATGATAAAGTTTATGCGTTCTACGACACCCACGTATTAAAACCTTTTTACAAAATTCCATTTTATTTCAAGCCAACTTACGACGTCACCGACAAGCAATCCGAAGGAATCCGATTTGAAATATCTCCGCGGCGCGGCAAGCGATTTAACATCCATGATCAGCCAGATACCCTGGAGTCATTCATGGACTACCGCATCTCGAAAGAAGCTGCATACGATCAGGCTGTGCTGCACAGCTATGTTGGCGAAGAACTTGGTAAGTTTCTCGGCGGTAATGTATCGAAGCGATGGTCATTCATAAAGCCATGTCTCAAACGAGGTAAATTCATACGAGGCAAGCATTTCGGGGCAACGACGGTCGAGTTTTTGGATGTCGCGGCGCGTGGTGGTAAGGCATACCAGAAGCTCGCAATGGAAAGCGATTATGATGTGCGTACACCAATTGGCCAAACCATCTCAGGTCTGTACTTCGCCTATCTTCCAGGGGACTGTGCGCTTGAGGGTTACTTCGACGAGTGGGGATTCCCGATGCGCAAGGAAGCGAAGGAATGGATCCTGGCTGAACGAGAGTCAGTCAAGAACAATCCGAGCGACCACGCAGACATCATCCGTAAGTATCCACTCACCGTCAAGGAGATATTCTATGTCAGCGCAGACCGTTGTGAGTTCAATGCCACCATACTTCAGGATCGTAAGTCAGAGATCGACATGCAGACGACTCCTATGTACAATCGGTTCGATCTATACTGGGAGAACAACGTCAGGTTCAGCAAAATACGCTACAGGCACAACCCAACCTCCGGATGGTTTAAGGCGTCATGGTTACCACTGGATGTTGAGAAAGAATGCAATCTTGTAGACAAGAAACTGATCGGTGGAGAGTATCAATACGTCCCGCGCAATGATGCCAGGTTCGCCGCCGGTCTTGACCCCATCGAGCACGGGATTATCATCGAATCCAAGCAAGGCATTGGTGAGGATGAGTTCTTAAGCGCGCGTCGTTCCAAGCCTGTGATGCTGCTGAAGACTAAGTATGATCCGGCAATCGATGGGTCACTAAGTCTTGAGATACTGAAAGAGCGTGCTGAGCAGAAGTATCAGTATAAGACCAATCGGTACTTCGGCATGATGGATTCGCGCCCGAACGATCCCAACGTGCTATTCGAGCGCGTGCTCATGATCTGCTGGTTCTTCGGAGTGTCGGTACATGTGGAGAGTCAGAAATATTCGGTGATCAACTATTTCAATGATCATGGATGCGGGCAGTTCATTTTGAACAAGTATGAACCGGAATGGTTGAAGAACAAGACGCGCTTGTCAACGGAGGGTACACCGGCTAGTCAAACCATCATTCAGGATTATACGTCGCTGCTCGCGACATATGTAGAATATTTTGGCCACACAATTCCTTTTGTAGATCTTATAGAAGATCTTTTGCTTTTTAATCCAAGACGAACAACTGAATTTGATTTTGCGGTTGCTTGTGGATTTGCTGAACTCGCAACAAAAATTCAGCCGAAAGTAAAACCGAAAGTATTTATGGATATTGCCCAAATGCTACCGCTAACAGATAATGAAGGGAGGGCCTTAAATTAAAAGAGAGATCAGTGATGATCTCTCTTCCCCATACCTTGCCGTTAGCCGACCCCACCTATGCGTACCGGACCACTACCAAACCTCACACCACCACTGCCCGCCATAAGTAATCCAAAGGTAACAATTGAATCTTTATGTGCAAATATTTTTACAAAAATCTTCACCAATGACACAAATACTCGCCTATGCAATTTTTTACCTATCTTTATGAAAATAACCCCACCTGAGATCCAATGGTAGGTTTGCCCGACGGACACTGCTACTTTCCAAGTGAATTTGTTGATCCGAAAACCAAGGAGTTGCCAGCGTATGGCTTGAGCTATGCACGCGCGATGTACTTCAGCAGCAATCGCTATGGCTCGACCTTCTTCTACGGTACCTCGGAGTTCGACTCGTTGGTTGAACTCGCCCAGGGTCGCCAGTCAGTAGACGGAATCAGGAAGCTCTTCGGGTACCTCGATGCCAACAGTCCACTCAACGACGGCAGCAACGCACTGGCCTTCCTCGACATCCAGGTTCTAAACCTGGCGCCAAAGTACGTCAACCGCGCCGTCGCCAAGATCCAAAAGAACCACTTTGACATTGGTGTGAACGCGATCGACATCGTGTCGGTCGACGAAAAAGCCGATTACGCAGCAGCCCTCGATGCCTTCTACCGGCTCAAAGAATGGGTTACCAGTATGGGTTTTGACCCAAAAGAGCTATTTCCGGAACTCGATGTCGACTCTCTGCCGCAGTATCCTGATGAGATGGAGTACGATATTATGGTCAACCCCAAGATCAAAAAGGAGATCGAGGCGGAGCTGACCATCAAACTAATCCAGGAGATCAACAACTTCAACCAGAAGATGCGTGAGGTGGACTGGGACCTGACTGTGATCGGCCGCGGGCACCTGCACTGTTACCTGGATTGCAATGGCGTGCCGCGATCAGAACGGATCAACCCGAAGTTCTGGATCGGATCCTATGTGGATAACGACGACTTTGAGGAGCAGGAGTATGCCGGATTCTTCGATTTTATTACCGTAAGCCAGTTTATCAAGGAAACCCGCGATGAGCTTAGCCTGGATGAACAGATGGAGATCGTCCGCGCTCACTCCAGCACCACCCCCAACAATTCCTACTTTGTCGACTACAAACGCCTGGAGAACTACGACGGCCTGGGGTACATCCCCGTGATGAAGTTCTACTTCCGGTCTGAAGATAACCGCCGGTTCGTCAAACAGAAGAACCTCAACGATGGGGAAATATTTATTGAAAAGAGCTACAACTACACTCCTCCAAAGGAAGTTGCGCATCTATACGATACCGGTGAGCGCTCCCTGATCAAGAACGACTATACCTCGATTTATGGCGGCACCTGGGTGGTGGACAGCAATTGTGTGTATGGCTACGGCCGCAAGAAGTACCCCCGGACCAACCTTGTGAACTCCAGCCTGCCGATCAAAACCTTCGCCACTAACTTCAAAGAAGGCCGTACTGTGAGCTTCGCTTCCCAGATGATCGAGCCGCTGTTCATGGTGAACGTGGCCTGGAACAAGATCAAGGAGGTATTGGCCAAGGGCTACATGGGCATCCTGGAGATTGACTTCAATCAGCTTGAAGATGTGGCTATCGGCCACGGCGGAAAGGTTTGGACGCCGCTCGATGTGATGAAACTGTTCCTAAAGAAGCAGATCCTCATCAAGCGTGGCGCGACCAACAAGTACGATCAGAAGATAGGCGATGCTATGGGAGTGACCTCTGGCGGCCTTGTGATGGCCGACTACATGAACATGCTCACGCTGGCTATCAACATGCTTGAGCAGATGACGGGAACCTCGGCGATCGAGTCTTCGGAGATCCCGGACCGGCTCGCCGTACGTAATGCGCAGCTCAGCCAGATGACCTCGGACTTCGATATGGAGTATCTGTATAATGCCCATGAGTACCTGTACAAGCGCTGCAGCCACCAGTTATTGCTCTTGGCGCAGCAGTCCAAGGCTGATGGGCACACGATCGAAGGCTTCATCCCGGCATTAGGCAAGGTCAACTCCGGGTACTACAATGTGGCTCCGGACATCGCGTACTGCGAATATGGGCTGTTCCTGACACGGCAGCCTACAGAACAAGAGTGGGCATCGTTCTACGCGGATGTATCAGTAGCCATACAGGCTGGCGTAAATGGTCTCCCCGGCGGGATATCCCTGGCCGATAGTGCTTACGTCCGGGAGATCGACAACCTCAAACAGGCCCGGCAAATGCTGGGGGTCAAACAGAAGCAGTTCGAGCGTAAGATGCAGGCTCAGCTTGAGCGCAACCACCAGATGCAACTCGAAGGCAATCAGCAGTCAGCACAACTCAAGATCGAGGGCGAGATGGCGGTTATGCAGGCCCAGGCTCAACTCGATAAGGAACTCGCGATCCTGAACGGCCAGATACAGGAACGCTTGCAGGCGCAGAAGCGCATGGATGACCGGATGATCAAATCCCTGGATAACCAGACCAAGCGCTTCATCGCGCAGGGTGATCAGCAGGCCGAGATCGTCAAGCAGACCATCCGGAATATCCCCGAGAAGCAGAAGGTAGACAGCAAGAACATGGATACGATGGTAAAGGCGCAGACTGAGGCCGAGAAGAACCAGGTGAAGCGTGAGGAAATAAAGGCACGGCCGAAGCCTACGGCGGCAGGGAAGAAGAAGTAGATTTTTTTATACCTTAAATAATCGTCTAAACGAGTATTCAAATATTTCACTTAACTTTGTAATGCATGGAAACACCCGCTACAGAAACCAAAAAAGTATTCGACCTTGAAAAAATGGAGCACGTCGACGTTCCGGTAGCCAAAAAGGATGAGCCGAAAGAAGAGGCTGAAACCAAGGAGGAGGTCGAAGAAGAGCAGGAAGAGACCAAGGAAGAAGAAAAGGAGTCCGACAAGTCCGGCAAGGAAGAGAAAGAAGAAGAGGCTGACGAGAAGGAATCCGAAGAAGAAAAGGAAGAGGACCACAAGGAAGATCCTACCGACAAAAAGGTAGAAGAGCCGGTTTCTGTTAACGATTACATCAACAGCAAATACGCAAAGGACTACGAGATCAAAAATGAGGAAGATCTTGATGAAGTTCTTGCCTCTGTTGACACCGTTCTTAAAGAGAACGAAGATCTTAAAAAGCAGCTCGAGTCATCCAAGGATACCAAGCCGAAGTTCAAGTCTGAAGCCCAGGAAAAAATGTGGGACTTCATTAAGGACATTGATCCGGCCCGTTTTGGCGATCGCATGCAGTCCTATTCCCGTATCGTGGGTATGGACGTGGAGAAAGAGAATCCGAAGATGCTGCTGGAAGAGCAGTTCATCATGGATCACCCGGAGCTTCCGCGCGATCGCGCGCTCAAGAAGTTCAACTTCGAATACAATCAGCAGTACGGCGAACTGAATCGCGACAATTTTGATAGCAAAGAAGCCTTTGACGAGGCAAAGGAATTGCGTGAGATCAACCTGGAAGACGCTGTACACAAGGCCCGCAAAACCATCAAAACAGAGCAGGCCAAACTCAAGACAGAAACCACTACTCAGACTGAGGATAAGGTCAAAGAAAACCCTCTCGTCGGCAAGAACATCAAGGCGAATGTGTCTGCCATCGACGAAAGCATGAAGGAATTCAGCGAGCTGATCTTCAGTCCTACAAATGATACCAAGGACGATATCCCGTTCAAATTCACCAAGGATCAGAAAAAAATGATCCATGAAGCGTACAAGGCATGGGTAGGGAACCCGGCCAACTACAACACAAAGGGAGAGTTTGTTGCCGGTGAGCTCGACTTTGATCAAAATGTCAAGCGCATAGCTTACATGGAATTTGGTGACGACATTTTCGAAAAACTGCTTCGCCGCGCCACTGATAAAAACAATATCATACGCGCGGAAGAAATCGCTACAAAGAAACCTGACCGGCAGGCTAAGGTTGCCGGCGGCAAGGTCACGGGGAACTTGAGCGAAGAGAAGCAATGGGAGATGAATATCCAAAAGAAGAAAGCGAATGCTAACGGCAAGAGTATGGTGATGAGATAAAAATTTTATCCATTCAACTTTTTAAAGCAACATGGCAACCGAATCAAATACCTATAACGACTATTCCGTCGCGAGTTCAGATAAATATCCTCTGGTCTCGAACTTCAGCTTTTGGCTCAAGCCGCAGGTCGGCGCTGAGCTTTTCGATGTTAACCCGGTTGAAGCAGACTGGGGTGACATGATGAAGATGGGCCTGATGAAAGAGATCAAAGGCCAGGAATTCATCCACCACGAAGCAAACTCCCGCTTTGACGTACCGGCAGTCAATACCTCCACCACTGTTGGTGATGTGTATGGACTTGTGTCTGGAGGTACATACAACGGCTACGCGTATATTCAGCTCGCGGCTGAATCCCATAGCCCTCAAACTGGACCGAATGCACTCAAATACAGCTATCCGCGCCAAGGACAGCATGTGCTATTCAAAAACAACAGTGAATGGCGGATTGCCTTCAAGAACACAGATACACCAGGCGCGCACCGTCTGTACCTGCAAAAGGTTCATGCATCGATGGCTTCGCTTGCAGCAACGATTACCCAGGTAGGCTCTACCTACGGTGGTGATCGCTTCATCCTGCCATCCAACTCATGGGAGGAAGGAACCCGCGGCCAGCAACAAGGTCTGGTGCCTACCGCTAAGGCGTTCACTTCTTACCTGCAGACATTCACTGATAAGTACATCACCACTGACTTCCAGGAGCAGGATGAAACTTATCCGATGAACTGGAGGGGCCAGGATTTTAACCTCAACTACGTCAAGGGTATGAACGACACCGAGATCCGTATGGCCGCAGCCATCGATAACGGTCTGTTCCTGCAGAACAAAGATGACGGCAACCTGACCAACATTGACCCGGAAACTGGCGAAGAGCTGAGTGTTTACACCACTCAGGGGTATATTCAGAACCTGGAGCTCAACGCACCGAAGCTATATTATGACACCAACCCGACAGTGAACTTGTTCCGCCAGATCGCGCGGATACGCCGGTCTCAGCAGCAAGGTAACCGGGTGATCATGCACGTAGGTGCTGAGTTTCTGTACAAGGCAGAGGACATCATTTCAGCACTCGGCGTGAATGGTTCCATGGTGTATGACCGCCAGGCGGTTGATCTGAACATCAACCAGATCAAGAGTGGTAACCTGGAGTATAACATCAAGGAGCTGCGGACTCTGAACCATCCGAAGTTCGCAGGAGCCCCCGGCTTCCCTTACCCGAATTACTTCATCATTGCGCCCATGGACAAGATGCAGGACGCAAAGACGAACATCCCTCGGGATGCCTTCACGATCCTATACCAGAAGACGGTTGGATCTGGTGCCCGTGGCCACTACAAGATCTTCGAGACCGGCGCGAACGCTCGCAGCGGGGCTACCGATGGTCAAATGGTGCGCAGGATTCACATGTATGTTCACATGGGCATGCAGGTGGTTGGAGCCTCGAAGTTCATCGTCGGCAAACCGACCCCTTAATCGGAACACCAAAAATGGCAGGGATGACCTTGCCATTTTTTGGCTCCATATCGCATAAAAATATTCACAAGAATTTCTAAACACAAAATATTTCAACATGGCAAAAACAACAAATCCTAAGGGATTAGATGAGCAGCCAGGTGCTTTCGCGCCTGATCCGGAGGTAGAAGATAATGAAGGCGGTGACGCAGGTGCTGATCAATCTGCACCCGAGGAGCCACTGGCAGATGGGCCAAGGAAATCATCACAAGATCCAACGAACCGTTATAGTCCGAATAATCCTAAGAATCGCGGTGCTGTGGTAAGGGACATCTTCGGCACCCCGGAGAGGAAGAAGCGTATTATCGACATGGGATTGAGTGATCTGATCCTACCACCCATCACACGGAAGACCATTGCAAAGTATCGCGTGATCGGTGGAGATGAGATCAATCCGGCCACCAAACAACTTGCTGATGTACAACCCATTTATCTGGAGGGCAGCTACATGATCTATGATTTCGGAGAACCAGATTTATCAAAGCGTCAAAAACTCAGGCAGAATAAGACTGGTAAAAAGGAAAAAATTCGAGATCGCAAGACTGGCATGGAAAGCATCGAAGACATCATTGAATCCGTGGAATTCATTGATGGTGTGAAGACCGTAAGTGTTGAAGCTCAGTATCCTCTGTATGTATGGCTTGAACTGCATCCGCTTAATAAGTCCAACCGGCACCGCGATAAATCGATCGTGCCGGCTTTTGAGCGTATTGACATTAAGACCAACAAATCTATTGCCTTTATGCTGGCAGAAGAAGAACTTCAGGAAGAAGCGATAGCGGAGGTTCGCAAGCTATCCAGGGTTGACGATATCAATGCTTACGCCGCCAGCGCAGGGATTCCTACAATGGAGGGCAATAAACAACGTGATCTCGCGCTGATAAAAAGCGATCTCCGTGGATGGGCATTCAAGAATCCGCGTGGATTCTTTGCGCTCAGCAAGAACACTCGCCATGCAGTTAAAATGACGGTTCTTGAGGCTGATAGTTTTGGCATCATCGAGTATGATCCTGACAAAAAGAAGTGGTGGGTGCCATATACCATGGAACCTGTACATCATGTGCTTGCCGGTAATGATCCGGTGATGGATTTTGTTGACCACTTAACCAAGCCCGAAAACGTTACCATGTATGATGCCATCAGAAACATGCTGGACTACTGGGAACGGTAAGAAATCGGATAGGCAATTATTCTAATTTTAGCGTACCTTTGGAGTAACAATAACCCCAAAGGTACGCCTATGGCCCTTGTAGACGGCTTATCATTCTTACAAAACGTCGACATCGCCACAGGTGTCGTTACTGACACCTCCAATTACGGAGTCAGCGGAAATCCGGTCCGCAGCGATAAAGCGAACTATCTTCTGTGGTCCAAGACCAATTCACAAGGAGCGCGATCATTCGACAATCCAAGCCAGGGCAACGTACTCTCGACGCTCACATACACTGTCAACACTCCGATCGACGGATATTATGAAGGCATCCTCTGCCGGTTTTCTCTTTATGATAATGGAGCAAACTATGTTGAGCAACAGCAAAGCGGGAACGTGATCACTCAATATGCAAGCATCGTCTATGATGGAGGCTTCGTGTATAAGTGCATCGCCCCTATAACCGGAGTGCAACCGCCAAATGCAACTTATTGGGAAGAGGTGACAGACCTGAGCACGCTGCTTGATAATCCGAATGTGGATGTATTCATTCAGGCGTTCTACATTAAAATCCGTTCTGCCGAATGTGTTGGTGAGCAATTCAAAAACAAATGTGGGTGTGGTTGTAATGGAGACTTGAATGAGTTGAAAATCCCTTTGCTGTTGATGTCCAAGCTATTTGCAGCAGATGCTGAGTTTGCCAATAGCAACTACACGGAAATGGAGGCCATAATACGTTCAATAGAACAAACCTGCTCGACCTGCTGATATGGGAAACCTGTATCAACTCATACCAAATGCCTTCACGATTTATTCCGATGCCTATGCCAGGATCGGTGAGATAGGTTTTGAAGCGGTAGAGGCAGCCAATAGCAACAGCCCTAAGCAGCCTGCTCTTGAAAATCAGCTTATCCATTGTGCATCGCTGTTCTACGAACTCAGCAATGCCCTTGTTTTAAACGATGATGGGGATGCAATAATAGCTGTTAACATTGATACATCAGTAGCCAATTCGTTGCTTCTTCAGATTCGGGACGCCTCTGGACTCAATGCCCTGTCAACACTTCCTACCCCGTTAACAACCACTGAATTCAATCAGGCTATATCCGGTAATTATCCGGTGGGCGGATTGGGTGCATTACTGCAATCCAACGGTATCATCTATTTGCCGCTCGAGATGGGGAATCCAGGCGAGGTGCTTACATCTACACCGGCTGGTCTTGTGTGGAGCTCTGTCGTAGGGAATGGGATCCCGTCCGGTGGTACCACAGGTCAATACCTGAGCAAGATCGATAACACTTCATACAATGTACAGTGGTCAACGCTGACTGTAAGTAAGATCACAGATCTGACGGCGAGTGCTGCAGAACTGAATATTATGGATGGCGTGACGGGTGTTGCTGCGGTTGACATCAATCAACTCGCTGGTATTAGCTCCAACATACAGATACAGCTTAACAACAGGCTTTCGAATTCTCTTCAGAACGGAAAGTTCTTTGTTGGCAATCTGGCAGATGTAGCAACTGCAGTTACTCCATCCGGTGTTGTCACTTTCGATAATGCCGGTGTGTTCTCGATCACCAATGATTCCATTGTTAATGCTGATATTAATTCTGCTGCTGCGATAGCCAGAAGTAAGATCGCTTCCGGTAATGCAAATCGCCTTGTGATTAATTCATCGCTTGGCGTCATGACAGATGCGACATCGATCATTGCGAACCGAGTTCTTGTTTCTGATGCGAACGGTATACCAGTTGCGAGCGGCGTCACGACAACTACTCTTGGTTTCTTGGATGTATCATCTTCCATTCAAGCATCTCTTGATGAGAGGTTGGTTGTAAACCTTACCGGCGTAGCACAGGGTGATCTGCTTACTTATAATGGAACGGACTGGATCAATCTTGGAGTTGGTACCGCGGGCCAGGTGATCACAACAAATGGCACATCTGTATCGTGGGGTTCATCCGCAGCCAATGGATTACCTGTCGGGGGCAGCACCAATCAGGTACTCCGCAAGATCGACGGTACCAATTACAATACTGAATGGCATACGCTGGTGCTGGCCGATGTCACGGATGTATCGACTACCTCCACAGAGATCAACCTGCTTTCCGGACTTACTGTTGATTCCACTGTGATCAACTTCCTTGATAACGCAAATGCGAATATCCAGGACCAGCTTAATGGTAAGCTTACCGCCAGTTTAACGTATCACGCGATCTTCATCGGTGGACCCGGCGATACAGCCCAGCAAGTTGGCCCTGGTTCAGATGGATCGGTGCTCACCGTTGTCGCTGGACACCCGACATGGCAGACGCCTCCTTCACCCGGCAATGTGAGCGGCCCGGTATCTTCAACTGACAACGCCATTGTTCGATGGAACCTTGCCGCTGGTGACTCCATCCAGAATTCAGGAGTGATCCTTGATGATTCCAACAACACCACTTATCCTACAGGTGCCGCGTTGCGCACATCAACCAGCGCAGGTAACACGTTGTTGCTGCAAGCCTACGATGTGGACGGTACGGCCTACGTTACGTGGGCAACACTGACCGCCAATAATACAGTTTCCTTCGACATCCATACCTCAACCACCATCGGTACGGCATACATTTACCGGGTTGGAGGAACAGATGTGGCTCTTGCGGATGGTGGTACCGGATCCAGTCTCAGCGACCCTGGCGCGAACCGGCTATGGGGATGGGACGACACGGATAACGCGATCGCTTTTATCACGATCGGCACCAATCTGTCGTATGATCATGCTACCCATACCCTGTCGGCATCTGGCGGTGTAAGCTCGGTAACACTTACCGGGGATGTGACCGGGACAGGTACCGGCACAGTAGCCACTACCATCGCAAATGCTGCGGTTACGTATGCTAAGTTTCAGGATATTGCTGGGTTGTCTGTGGTTGGTCGTTCAGCAAACTCATCTGGTGTAACTGCTGCGATCACCGCGGCAAGCGATGGAGATATTCTGCGCCGATCAGGAACAAGCATTGGATTTGGGACCATCGGCATCAGTTCGATGACGATGAACACCAACCGGATCCTGGCGCGCACAACAGCATCCGCGGGACCTGTTGAAGAAATTCAGGCTCTGTATGGATTGAGTTTGTCTTCCGGTGAACTGTTCCCGGCGTATGAGATAGTGATTGAAGCTGGCACGACACTTACGATCGACTCAACCTATCGAAACAAAGTAGTGTATTGCACCAGTGCCGCGCAGGTTGACATTACACTTACCGATGAAGATGTTGGGTTCGGAGTGATCTTCATCAAGCAGGGAACCGGTAATCTTGTCTTTGCCGCTGACACAGGACTTACTCTTGTTTCAGTGTCCGATACGATCTCCATCCAGAACACCGCAGCCACATTTGTCAAGCAGGATGCGACCACATGGACTGGCTTTGGTTCTCTTGGCACCAGTGGTGGTGGCGGACTTGTTCCTGAAAATGGGTTGAGTGAAACAAACCCTGGATTCATCGGCCTCGGCGGCACCGCGCTGAGCATGGATACTGTCATCGATGGCAACACTGGCACATACAGTTTCACATTCTCAGGACTTAGCAACCTATTTCTTCTGGACATCACTGAAGATAATACGGTTACACAGATACTTGCACTCGACTCTGGTAATGCTGTAAGATGGATTGCTGTTGCCGATATTGGTGGATCCTCTTTCTATCAAACAATTCAAAACAATGGCATTGATCTCACACAGCGCGCAAAAATAAACGTATTCAATGGATTATCTGCAGCTGATGATACTCCGGTAACAGATATTATTTGGGGAGGTCAGCTTACCGGTACTACAGAGATAGGTGGTAACGCAGGATCTTTTGGAGTTATATTTGGACAGAATAGCGGGGGTGCTGATCGTCTGAATTTCTTCAGTGTAACAGCAACTGATTCTGGTTCAGATGGTGGTATCCTATTGAGAACAAATCTTAGTCAGGGTGTTTTTATATCCGGAACAACTGCTGGTGCTGGTAAGATAAGGTTCACCGCTGATCAGGTTTATGTGGACTCTCCATTCGTGCTTGCAGGATATGCAACAGTATCATTGCCTACGGCTTCTTCTCATGCGAGAGGGCTTGTTTATGATACTACGACCAATACTGTAAAATTCAGCAATGGCACTGTATGGTCTAATATCTCCGGGGTAACTTCCATAGATGTATCCGGTGGGTCGACAGGATTGACATTTGTTGGCGGTCCTGTTACTTCTACTGGTACAATAACGATGACCGGAACTCTTGAGGTAGATAACGGAGGAACGGGTAACACTTCTTATACCAATGGACAACTACTCATTGGTAATACGACTGGCAATACCCTGACAAAAGCAACGCTTACGCCAACTACTGACCGGCTATCAATTACTAATGGTACTGGATCAATTACGCTGGATATTGCTGCAACGTATGTAGGTCAAACATCTATTACAACCTTAGGAACAATTGCAACCGGTACTTGGGCAGGTACTGCAATTGCTGCTGATCACGGAGGTACTGGACAAACTGTATATGCTGTTGGGGATTTGCTATATGCATCGACGACTACAGCATTATCAAAACTTGCTGGAGTTGCTACCGGAAACGCGCTGATCTCTGGTGGCGTAAGCACAGCACCATCATGGGGAAAGATTACTTCATCACATGTAGATAGCAGCATCTTAACCAGTAGTACTGGATGGCAGGTTACAGGTACCAGCACAGTTACAACTCCTAAGATTGTTGGCAATGTACTGTTCACTGAGAATTCTGGTGATACGATCACAGCCAATACGGTTGTGCATATCAACGCAGGTTCGGGAGATGTAGGATTACGTGTGGCCAATAGCAGCAACCAGGCCATATTCAGAGTGGATAACGGAGGGGAGTCAAGATTCGGCACTGGCTCATCTACATACATTGCCCCCGGCACAACAGGAACAGTAGGAGTTACTGGCACGCATCTGATATACCGCGGAGGCACTCATTACTTCCAGATACCAGGAGTAACTGTCACATCAGGAGCGGCCCAGTTTGATATTGTGAACGTGAACGTGAATATGTCTGCACAGGCGGCTACAGAAAGTCACATGCTTAGGTTGCGAACAGGGTTTATAAACAGTGCTAATTCAGGAGCTATTATTAATGCGATGACTGTTGGATATACCTTAGATCTTACAGGAGGCACAACCACAGCCAGAGGTGTATACATTAATCCGGTTCTGACAAACACTACTGGACTAACTCATTACCCTTTCCTGTCCGTTCCTATTGATGGACTTAACGGATTTGCAACGGCCACTCCGAATGTAACATTGGATGTAAATGGAGGATTTGCGTTAAGACAAACTACGAAATCTCAGATCACGTCTAACCAGAACGATTATGCCATTGGTACTCAAACTTCGTTTCGTATAAGTACTGATGCCAGCCGTAACATAACAGGCTTTACCGGAGGTTCTGATGGGAAGATAATTGTGATCAGGAATGTTGGGGCAAACAATGTTGTGGTGACCAATGAAGATGCTGCTTCATCAGCGGCAAACAGGATCACCTCGTCCACTGGTGGGAATCTTACAATTGCTCCGAATGGTTCATTGGTCATTCAGTATGATTCAACAAGTAGTCGCTGGTTTGATGTTGCAATAAGGTAAATATTAACGTTATGGGAATACATAGAAAAATATCAGGGTCCACAACACGGGCAGCGGCAACAGGTTCAGGCTCACAATCAATCACCGGCCTAGGGGGTAAACCAATCATGGTTTTGTTTTCGGCTATTGATGATGGTGATTCAAACACATATTCTGATGGATGGGATGATGGCATAAACTTAGGTTGCAATTTTATAAACAATCTCAATCTTCTGGCGACGCTTTTAACCAGAGCAACCAAGAGTCACACAAGGTCAATTCAAGTGCAAACTAATGGTGGTGATGGTCATTCGGCTATAATCTCATCTTTAGACGCAGACGGATTTACACTAAGTTGGACAAGGATTGGAAATGGGCGCGCCATCACTATTAAATATCTAGCTATTTTATGACGCAATACACAATCATCGCGCAAGTCTGCATTTTCCCAAGTCAACCTAACTCCGCAGGACCCCCATCGAATATTCAGGCGCCAACAATATCAGGCGTTTTTGATGTTAACGGAACGCTAACCGCAAGCAACGGGTCGTGGGCTAACAACCCGACAAGCTTTACTTATCAATGGAAACGAGACGGAGTGGATATTCCTCTTGCTACCAATATCACTTACGTTGTGACGAATACAGACGTTGATACTGATATCAGTGTTACTGTTACGGCGACGAACGCTCAAGGATCCGCATCAGCAACCTCTGATCCGTATAGTATTGCTTTGTACATTGCTTCGATACAAGTGGCCACTCCAGTGTCTGTATCTTATGGAACATTGTTTAGTGCTATAACTAAACCATCAAACCTTAACGCAACCCTCAACAATGGGAATGTTCAATCACTGGCTATAACGTGGCTAGAAGGCACTTATGATCCTAATGCTGCAGGAGTGCAGACTCTTCTTGGTGATATCACTCTGACGGGTGGTATAACCAATCCATTTTTTATACAGGGCGCTCTCGATGTTGAAGTTCAACCCCAGATCGTTGTTGAGCTTCTTGAGGTTACTGGTGATGGAACATACAACTGGCTCGCTGGCGTGGATGAAATGCAGGTAGAATGTTGGGCTGGAGGGGGTGCTGGCTCTGGAGTTGGTGGTGCAGCAGCACGAGGATGGGGAGGAGGAGGAGGAGGATATTCATTGGGGACTGTGACAAGACCGATTTCAGGCTCAAGTTCATACCATGTTGCCGCTGCTGTTTCGTGCCCTGTACCAAGCGGCGCCAACGTTGATGGAACTGACGGCCAGGATACTTCATGGGAAGATGGGTCTGTTGTAAAAGCCGCAGGAGGGAAGAAGGGAACTACAACAGCCAGTGGCTTAGGTGGGGCTATAGCTGATGGCAATGGCACTACAAAATACAGAGGTGGTAATGGATCAACAGTTCAGGCATCATCGCGTTCGGCGGCTGGTGGTGGTGGTGCTGGCAGCACTGGCAATGGTGGAGATGCTCCTGCTGGATCGGGCTCTACATCCGCGCCAGGCGGAGCGGCTACATCTGAAAATGGAGGCTCCGGCGCAGCGGGCTCATCTGGTGTTGGTGCGGCCGGAAATGATTACGGAGGGGCAGGGAGTGGCGCTAGAACCACAAGTGCTACAAATCAACGCGGTGGTAATGGTGGTAAGGGATTGATAAGATTGACCTATAATGCAGGTTCAGAATTACCACCTGCTCCAGGGATAGCAAATGTTTATCTGTTGACAGGTCAGTCCGAAATGATTGGAGGGAATACTTCCACCAGCCCATCTCCATCACTGGTCGGACCATTAGGAGCCATGATATATATAAACTCATCAGTTGGTTTTGAGAACCTTGACTGGCCTAATAATAACGGCGGCTCTGTTCCGAATGGATTCTCTTCAGAGCTTAAGTTCGGGTTTGATATGAACGCGTTGGCCAATAATGAAATATTCCTGGTGAAGAAGGCTCTGTCAGGAGCATCTATGTTCCTGAACTTTAATGTTGCCAACAACAGCATTGGGCGAACTTCTGTACAAACATTGATTCAGGGACTTAATGTCCTTGAGGCACAGGGAAAAACTGTGAATTTCAAAGGAGTGTGCTTCATGCAGGGGCTTGGTGATATGGGGGACAATAACCCGGAATATGCCAATGGTGCTGCTGCTGTCAAGGCAGCATACAAGTCACAGTTCATCGCATGGTGGGAATACCTGATAGATCAGGTAGAGGATGCTGGGTTTGATACCAGTGATGCAAAATTATGTGTTGCTCTTACCGACTATGCATATGCCTCTGCTCCATTGTATAAGCCACAGATTGTCGAAGCACAGCAAGAAGTTGCTACCTTATACGGTGGACAATTTACGACTGCAGATGTTCAACGTGGTGGTGATGGGGTACACCCATCTTCTACCGGCAGTGAACAATTAGGACAGAAATTTGCGCTATATCACGGGCCATTACTATAATGTAAATGTTTGGAATTGACATCGGCATATCGTCCTCAACACTCCCATTCCCGGATGTAAGACCACCGAAGGAAATTGAAACTGTTGCCGACCAAACCCCACAATCTGTTCCATTCGGCACCCCTTATCAGAATCTGGCATTACCATCCACAGTTGAAGTAACCTTCGATGACGCCAGCACGGCCAACCTGAATGTCTTCTGGCAACAGAACGACTATAATGCTGCTTCGCCAACAGATCACACGATAACAGGTGTGATCCAGCTTATCCCGGATACCGCCAATACTGCTGGAGTACTGGCCACAATCCTTGTAACGGTTGAGGAAGAAGTGCATGATGTTGTTTCGGTTGCCGCTCAGGCAAACATCACCGTGCCGGTAACAACCGCTTTTGAGGACATCGCGTTGCCGTCAACAGTTAATGTGACACTTGATGATGCCTCTGTAGTGGCGATGGAAGTTACATGGGATGAAGGATCATACGACCCGGATGTTGAGGCTACCTATCCGATTACAGGTACACTCACGCTACCAGACCATGTTGCCAACCCGGGATCTGTAACCGCAGCGATCAACATCGTCGTGGTTGACGGGCCTGGCGACGACCGGAATATTACCGCGATCGCTGCACAAACATCGCGTACCTTCGCCTACAATACTGCTTTCGCCACGGTGCAGGCATCTCTGCCCTCTACTGTCAACTGTACTCTTGATGATGCATCGGTGATATCCATTGCTGTAACATGGGCACAGGGCAGCTACAATCAGACCACGCCAGGTACGTACGATATAGTGGGCACCCTTGGTACATTGCCGCAGGACATCACCAACAGTGGTGGATTACAGGCCCATACCAGCGTCACTCTCCAGCCAAATGGTGCAACAGAAGATGGCGTACAGGTCAAAAAGCCTGCAGGAACTACCGGCGCCGCAATCGGATTTCTTCAGTTTTTACCGAACGATTACTCACAGACTGTCGATACGTACCCCTGCATCATCTTCCTGCATGGCGCTGGCGAGCGCGGACTTGGGACATCTGGTGACCTGGATAAGGTGCCGGCTAATGGTCCACCAAAGCACATCAAGAACGGTAGCCAGATGCAGTTCGGTGGACAGAAATTCATTGTTCTGTCGCCCCAGGCCAATAGCTGGTTCTGGACGGAAGCGTGGGCTTTCTGCGATTGGGTGAAGAACTCTTCCGGATACCGGATCGATCCCGATCGGATATACCTGACCGGGCTCTCCATGGGTGGATATGGCACATGGCTGGCTTCAGCTAACGCCGGGAACGATCCCAACATATTCGCAGCAATTGCGCCGGTGTGCGCTTCTGGCGGCACCTCTACATCTTGGGGAACCAATGCGGCCAACAAAGACATCAAGGTTTGGGCATTTGCTGGCGATGCAGATACCGCCGCTCCACTTGCCGGTGTATCGCGGCCTGTTAACGGTATGATCGCTGCAGGGGCTGTGGTTGCCATCGACAACAGCATGAACGCCGGTAATAACCCTGAATCGATCTTTACGATCTACGCCGGTGTAGGACATAGCGGATGTTGGGACCGAGCGTACCGGGTAGGCCATGAGTTCCACAACCCGAACTTATATGAGTGGCTTCTGACAAAATCTCTGTAAATTTGGTAGTATGAAAATACGCCTGATATTATCGCTTCTCCTGCTGACCATTGTCAGCTACGGTCAAATGCAGATGACTTCGTATACCGGAGAGCCATTCAATTATGTATCGTACATCACACCAGGCAACAAGCTTTGGGTGATCTTCCAGCCCGGACATGGGGGTGCGAGCTTTACAAAAGATCAGCTTGCCGCTTATGGCTACGGCAGGTTGGCCCAAAAAGAAACGTTACCATTCAACCTCCTTATCGTACAAGCAAAAAAAGGAACAACCTCCTGGCTTGATAATTACACACCCATCTCAAGCCGATGGTCTGAGACATTCAAAAAACTTGGCATTACCCATGCTGCCCTTACTGGGCATTCTCTTGGTGGAAAGGAAACCATCCGTCAGATATGGGTCGATCACACCGGTATATTTATTGGATTTGTTGCGTTGGCTGGAGATTATCCTTATGGCCCCGAGGCAGAACTCAAAGCACCGGTAGTTACGAAAGCACCGGTACTATTGCTTGCTGGAACAAAGGACACATCTGTTAGTTGGTGGTCCACTAACACCGTGAATACCATGATCACCAAAGTACATCCGGGGCAGAGCGACATCAAAGTGATCCCCGATGCCTCTCATGGAACTGTGCTCACCAAGGGCTACAATATAAACGATTGCGATGGTGCAGATCAATGCTACGAGGTTGGAAAACGAGTTTGGAATTTCTTCGTGTCTTTGATACCAAAAGATCCACCGCCTATTCATTGTCCTGCAGTGCTGGACACTATTCATAAAACTGCTGTTTTTGTTCTTCCAGACAGTTCCATTTATAAAACAACCATCCAAAAACAATAACGTATGATTACAACCTTCGAAAAAGTCCTCACCTTCCGCCAGAACGCCGTGCGTTACAAAACTCCTTACGCCGGCAAGTATAGTCCATTTCTATGGGCTATTGAAAAAGAGATGACAAGGACAAAGCCAATCCAGCAGGCATGGGATGATATTGTGTCGGAGATCGATCAAAAGTACGCGGAAGTGAAAGACGGCTTTTACGTAAGGGATGAGAAGGATCGGTATAAATTCAAAGCTGAGAATGAAAAAAAGCGCAATGAAGAGATAAAGAAAGCGTTACAGCTCACTACATACCGTGATGATGCTGGGAGGGATGTAGTCATCGATATTGAACCGTACATCATTCCGGACATTCGCGAAGGTGTGTTTTCTTTACTACCAAAGGACATTGACTTTTCCTGGTGGGAAGTACTGAGTCCATTTGTTCTTCCAGAGATTGACGATGCAATTCTTGAGAAACTTTACGAACGCGATAAGAAAAAATGATGACTATTGAGCTTGTGCAGGAATTGGTGTCCTTTGTTTCTAATAAGGAACAACGTGGCACCATCACGCCTTCACAGTTCAACATCCTGGCCAAGGTAGCTCAGCTTGAGTTCATGTCCACACGTATCGGGAACATCAAGACCATAAATCAATCTGGTGTTCCGCAGTACGGATATGAATCCACATGGAGGATCCATGAAGATCTGCGGCCGTTTGTGTACGGACCGATTAATATACTGGTTCGTCCTAATGGTGACTTCGACTATCCGTACGGTTACATCTGGCCGGACGCAATCCACAAGAACAACTTCTGGCCGATCACCAGGCTTACGGCCGATCAGTACACCTTTCAGAAGCACAACACCATCACGCCGCCGACAGAAGATTACCCGGTGTGCGTGCTGCGGAATCCTTACGGATTCATCGATCCGTACTCTATCGGATCATTCGGCATGAGCTATGTTAAGACGCCGCCTGATCCGGTGTGGGGATATACGACAGTCAACGATGCGCCGGTGTTCAATCCTGCGACAAGTGTTGACCTGATCGTGCCTGCTCTGTGTTACCTCGAGATCGTAATGCTGATCCTGTCGCATGTAGGCATCAACCTGTCTGCGCTACAGATCACTGAGTATGCGAACCTTAAAACACGGACCGGCACATGAAAACCAAGAGGCAGTATAGTGACCGGGTAATGTTCAGGCTCCAGAACGACCACCGTAACATTGATTGGAAGATCGATGAGCGGCAGGTGTTTTTGATGCTTGATGAGGTTGTCAACTCTCTTGCTGCCGACAACTACTTCGCCAACTGGAAGCTCACCGGCGCCGGTATTGATGAAGGGTTTATCACAACATTCGAACCGGTAACAGTCGTTGATCCTGCTGGCGGAGTATTCAGCTACCTGGACATTCCGTGTAATTGGGCTGCGCTGCCGAAGAATCGTGGTATAGATGGTGTTTATCCATTAAAGTACACAGAGGAAAGCACTCAATCTGTGATTGTGATGTCTCACATGGAGTACAGACAGTTTATGAATAATCCTGCACGCAATATGCAAGGAAGATTGTTCGGGTTCCTGAAAGGGATGCGGCTCACGTTTGGCACCTGTGAAGTTGGAAAGAAATACGGTACCCAGTTCGGAGTTCGTCTTGTAGTGCGTGACTCATCACAGATCGGGCTTGACCAGTGGTACCCGATACCTTCTGACTTTGAAGATGATGTGATCGATCGAGTGGTTGAGAAGCTTCTTGTTAAACGGATGACTCCAACGGATAGTGTAAGGGACAATAAAGATCAAGCAGCATAATGGCAAGTAGCAACGACTTCAACAAGCTCTCCGCGATCGTAGATCAGTTCCTGATCGAGAACGATCTGCATGACGGCTTCTTCCCGAAGGCGCTGGCGTGGGCTTGTCGGGGCTTGCGTGAGATCAAGTTGGATTCCTGGTCTGATGTGAAGACCGTACTGCTTGATGTCACAGATCGTAAGACCGCTAAACTGCCACAGGACTATGTGGATTATACGAAGATTGGCGCCCCTTTCGGTCAGTATGTTTTAACGCTTGGGCTGAACGATGATCTGAAAACCACTAATCGTCAAACCACAGACCAGACAGTTCGCGGGCTTCTATCACAGCATCTGCCGAACGGACTCAACTTCGGTAACTACGACGGCTATAATTTCTTCAACTTCAATGGCTCAAGCATATTCGGTATTGGTGGCGGACTTCCGAGTAAAGGTTACTGGAAGATACACGATGCCGGAGAATGCAAAGAGCTGCTTTTGGATTACGACTACAGCCTGTCACAGGTGTATGTAGAGTACATCACTGATGGCTTTGATCCGTGTGGTGAGACTATCGTGCATCCTTATCTTTACTCATACGTGTTCGCCTTTATGGAAGCACGCTATGAGAAAAAGAACAACCCCAAGGCTACCGCAAATTCTATCGATCAAGCTGAACGCGATGTATACTGGGCAGAGAAAAGAGTACGTGCTCGTCGCAATCCACTTGATCCACAGACCGTAATCAATATCTCACGTGCAGAGATCAGATTAACACCTCACATCTGATGGCAGAGGTCAGAAACAGAGAACAGGTAAGGACTCCGGCTGGCGGAATGAACCAGGATGACAGCCTTGTCACTCCATCGAAGGACAATGCCGGAAGGAGTGCGTTTGAGACTGGCGATTACCGCTACGCACTGAATGCTCGCATCGGATCAAGCCACAGCGATTCTTTCGGTGATCTCGAGAACATCCGAGGAACAGTAGAGGTGACAGACTATAACGTGTATGGCTCTCTGGTGCAAAATCCTGATTTTACAGCAACACTGAGCCCCTGGCTGCAAACCGGCGGAGGGACTGCGTGGATTGCATCTGGCAATAAAGCCCGCATTTCTATCATCACCACTTCACCGGTAACATCACAGATACTTTATCAGGCAGTAGCACCCACAAAGTCTACAGTTAATATAGCATTTAAGTGCTCGCTCGTGGCGGGCTTCTCCAATGGAGTAGTCCTTTCTGTTGTATTCCTGAACGGAACCACAGTTATATCATCACAGCGTATTAATAAGTTCGGCATAAACCTTGCCGAGACAGGGGCTCTGCAAGTGACAGTACCGGCCGGATGTAATGCTGTTGGTGTCCGGATGGAAGGGCTCGGCACCACTACATCGGTATTCGATCTGGACTATTTCAGGGTCAATGGATTCATGGTTGGCACAAAGCCTGCAGGGATAGAACGTGTGATCGGCCGTTACGAAGACAAAGAGTTCTTGAGAGTTTACTATGCTGTGTACAACTCTGGTGGAGATCATTGCCTTCGTTGCTACGATAAGTCTGTTGGTAAAATATTCGAGATCCTCAAGTGGAGTGGCTGGTCTTTTGGTATAAAGTACTTTGTCAAGATGGCTAAGCTTGACAACTGGATGGCTCTCACGGACCGGAACAATAATCCAAGGCTTATTGATGTTGATACGATCTCGCAGTTGTTCTTTGATCTGGGATCTGATTTCAGAGAGTTTCACCTCTCCTTCCATAAATGGGCTCCTGTGATGCCGCCAGTGCTGCGCAAGTACTATGATACGGTGACCGATAACTTTGAGAAACTAAAATACAAGGTGTATCAGTTTTCTTACCGGTATATCTACAAAGGTTATCTACGTTCATGCTGGAGTCCGAGCAGTGTTGGAGGTAATTCATGGAAGACAAATAATATCACAGCGATCGATGTGTATGCACCGGGAGTTATCCTGGATGATCCTGGTGCTGCAGTGGAGTATAATTATTTTAATCACGACAATGTAAAGTTTACATCGGCAGTGATTGGGATTGAATACGCTTATCGTGAAAGCCAGCTTGACTTGTGGCGGATATTCAAAACTGTTGATGTACAGGAATCTGGCAACACACTCGTCAGGTTTAGCGGTCCATCCAATAGCACACCAGTAGCTACCGCAGACTTCAATCAACTCTTCGATACTGTTCCATTCCTGGCTGGTACAGTCGAGGCTATTGACAACAGGTTTGTATTCGGTGATTGCCTTGATGAACAAGAGGCCGCACAGAAGCCCATTCTTACTAATATCGGAGTCGTTCAAACTCGTGTTACAACTACTTCCGACGTATGGAACACAACAGACGCTGCATCATTCTCTTCACTTTCACCAGGACACAAAACTGAGATCACTGCACGTAATGGGATATCCGACTGGTCATTCAAATCGCGAGGATTATACAAAGCGGCAATACAGTACATGCATAAGTCTGGATGGATCAGTGCTGGGTATACAACAGACGAATGGAGTTACGAGATACCCACCAGTCAGAATATCAGTGAGACAGAGAATGCTTTGACATTCAAGTTCGCTGATTCATTTAAACCACCGTTATGGGCAGTAGCCTATCAGATACTCAGAACGAATTGTCTGAACATTGACTACTTCATGTTTGGAGTGGTTAATGGATTTATTCCGCTTATCGATAATCCTTCGCAGGTTATTGATACCACATCGTTACCACAAAATATAAAAGATCGTCTGCGTCAGCACTTTGAGAACTCCAGGACAGTCAATGGGTATGAACTTACTGCTGAGATCGCGAAAGAAGAGGGCAGTCTTAGTAATCAAGTGCGGCTGTTTTTTGAAGAGGGTCGTAAGAACAATGTGTATAATACATCAAAGCTTCAGCAATATCTCCGGAGCAACCCGCTGTATCATAAGATAGGGCCTGAAGTAAGGAATACACAGACCACCAATGTAGTGTCTTCTTGCAGCCGGGTGTTGATCAACATCAATAACTGGTATAACTCTAGTTATAAAGATGCCGGCAAGATCCAAAACAACCCGATGAATAACCTGTACTACAACTTCAGGGAAGGGGACCGTGTCCGTTTTGTGGCCAGTACAGTGGCTACTCCAAATAATAGTCAAAAGCAAATTTACGATGTCCCTATTCTCGAATTCACAGGTACGTCATTGATCATCGAGAAGCCTGAAGGAGTTCTCTGGTTGCCCACGAATGATTCTTACGTTGAAAATCAGAATGATTACACTATTGAGGTATACAGCCCAAAGATACCACAAGAGGAAGACTATCTGTATTATGAAACAGGAGAATGGTTCTCCATACTTTATCCTGGAACCGATCAGCGCGACTGGAGCAAGAAAGACTGGACCTATACCAACAATGCCGCAGTAACTGGTGATACTTATGGCGATGGGACTGTATTCAGCAAGTATCCATTCAACAAGGGTGATTGCAGTTTCTTCAATAAGACGATCTACCGTAATAGAGATGATTCTGGACTGCTCTCAGTGAACGTCAGAACCAACTCCATGAATCAAAACCGTAATGAGACGTATGCTGAGTGGGAGCGTGGAGACGGAAGGCCCAACTTTTCGTACCGGCAGTTGCCTGTAGTCAAGTTCAAGCTCACGCAGGCTCGATTTGGATTACAGATCGTTGAAGAGTCGTTCATTAATAATCTCAACCGATTCCTTGACGAGAACCAGTTCATCTACCCATCAGAATATGGACGCATTCGTGATCTGATCAACACGGCTAATGCGCAGGTTGAATCCACGGGTAGCATTCTGCTGGCTATTGGAGAGCGTGAAGCGTGGAGCATATATGTGAACCGCACAACACTTGAGGACCTAAGTGGACGTACACAGGTGGCGTTGAGTAACAAGGTATTGGGTAGCTACAATACGCTGCTTGGAAGCCACGGCACCCTCAATCCGGAGAGCATTTCAATGGAGCATGGGCGCATCTACTGGTGGGATGTGCTCAATGGAGTTTGGGTGAGATATGGCCGCGATGGTCTTACCGAGATATCTTTCTATAAGATGCGCAACTGGTTCCGTGAACTGGCGGCATTAATGATCGATGCCTATCAGACCGACGATCCTCCGATGGTGGTATCAGAATACGATCCGTACAATGAAGAGTTGGTGACCTACATTGATCATGCTGATCTGCCCGCGACATTACGTGGATATGCCAATTATAAAGGTTCACTATTCAGTGAAGAAGATACCCGGTGGAAGTCGTGTCATAATTATAACCCAGAGCGTTTCGGAAAGGTAGGCATACAGTTGGTCTCTTTTAAAGATGGCTCTCTATACCTGCATGAACAAAGTGATACTCACAGCACATTTTATGGAGTTAAGTATGAGGTGCAGTGGGAGCCAGTGTTCAATGATGATCTTGTAATGAAGAAGGTGTGGCAAGCATTGGGGTACATTGCTACGGATCGGTGGTCGGCAGAGAGAATACTAAGTGAATATCGCGGCGTGAAGATGAAGCAGGAAACCCGGATCAAGATGGAGAATTTTACTCAGAAGGAAGACAACTTCTATTCTGAGATTCCGCGTGACGCCAATACACCAAACGTATCAACCCAGTATGTGGAAGGGCAGATGATGCGCAGCAAGGCTATTCAGGTACTCCTGCAGCTTGACCCGGCGCTGGTGACCAGGTCGCTGATGAGCTATGCCATGGCCGAATCCGCAGATTCACCGAAGAATCCCTAAATTTGTTAAAATACTCGACTTATGAGCAGATTGAAAACTCGGATCAGCAGGGCAATCAAGAACATGCCGAAGTACCAGATCAATGACGAGGCATTCGAGAACCAGGCACTCGCGCGCAGCCAGGCTTTTGGCCGTAATCGTGCCGTACAGATGCAGGAAGGGAACATTGAGCAACAGGCTGCAGATGCCGCTAACCAGGCACGAAACGTAACAGGAAGCACCTCATCACTACTCAGTACCATCTCGGCTATCAACGCCAGTAAGACCACTGGACTGCGTGACCTCGCTCAAACAGAAGCCGGGATACAGCAGCAGAACATGGGGCAGCTCTATGGTGCCAACCAAGCTATGATCGATGAAAAGGATAAAGCCTGGAACCAGAATGTGTACGCGCCGTGGGCCGCACATCTGCAGAACCTGAAGGAAAAGAAAGCCAACCGTGATGCGAAATGGGGAAGTATCGCCGGTGGACTTCTGAGCGCTGGAGCGTATGTACTTGGAGGTCCTATTGGCGGAGCTGTAGCTGGTAGCATGCTTGGATCAGGGGCCAGAAATACATACAATCCACAACCAACGCTCGGAGCAGAAGAAGATATGTACGGAACCAATACCCGGTACTCCTAAATGGCATACCGCGAGTTTTATAAGCAGCAACCAATGGTGCTCAATGACTACTCTCCTATCGAGAGGGGATTGAGGTCTGTTGGTTCCTTGTTCTCAGCGATCACACAGGCAAAAAAGAAGGAAGCTTTAATGATCGACCAGTACAAGGTTGATCTTGCGCAGGGAAAGTTTGAGAACGATGAGAAACTGAAAAACGAACTCGCGCGATCACTTACGGAAGAGGGTAAGCAATTACTACGTTCAGGGAAGGGATTCACCACAGATTATAATAAAAAGCTTGCTGATGCCAAGACCTTGGCTTCCAGTAGCGCTCTTCAGTACGATCGCTGGCAGAAGGATGTGGAAGCCATCAATAAGCGTAGCACTGATGACAAATACTACGACCCAAGATACGATGAAGAGTTAATGCGCGAGGCCACCCATGGACGGAACAATGAAGTAAATTTCTTCGATCGAGGAGAGCGTCTTGCGGCCGCCGAGGCCCGCTTGGGTAAAAATCCTATCGCCTTCCGTATTAATGACTATACCGCAGATTATGTCAAAGGCTATGGGACCAAGGAGAAATCAATGTCTTCCGGAAACCCGAATGCCACCAACACTATTTTCAATAGTTCTCCATTCTGGGATCCCAAAACTGGCAAGCCTGGGGTCACTGAGCGCCATGCTGTAGAATACTTGAAAAGCCGTCCTGATGGATCGGTGCAAGGGTTTCTGGAGGCAGAGGTTGGTAATGAACTTGAGGATGAGATGCAAGCCATGAAGCGCAGCGGCGATTCTCGTACAGACTGGATGAAGGGTATGACCGATCTCGAGATCAAGAACGAACTCATTCGGGATCCCTCAAAGAACATCATCAACAAGCAAGATTTCGGTATCCGGGTGCGTGACAAAGCCAAAACTCGCCTGGAGAATGCGGCCAATATCAAGAGTAAGGTTGATGTAGAATACAAGAAGGATACATCCAAGACTGGTGGCCTGTACAATAACGACGCGATTGCGCACAGCGACACGTTCTACAATGAGCAGGTTGGTACGCAAGGCATACCCGATCGTGTAGCCAGTGCTCACCGGATGAACCAGAACGCTGCCCCGGGTGGCATCCTGATGATCAATAAGGGAGTCACTGCGGGTAAGCCTATAACCTTCGAATCTAGTTCAAAGAACATATTCAATGTCAACTCCGGCACCATCCAGCAGGCACGCGGATCAGCAACATTCAACCTGACTGGTTACCAGGTACAGGCGTACGATAAGAATGGACGCCCGTATTTTATTGAGGCAGCCGATGCGAATGATCTCAAGAACAAGATCAAGCAGATGCCAGCGTCGGAGTTTGTGAATCTTGATCCAGAACTTAAGGTTGCGCTGAAGGGATATTCTCTCAACCGTGGCAAAATGCTCGGCGATGTCCGTAGCTCCACCTACAACCTGAATACTGAATTGGCCAAAGCAAAGGCGGAAGGCAATGACGAGAAGGCGGCCCAGATCGAGTCTCAGATTTATGAGCTTCAGAACTTCACCGCCGGACTCAATGCCGACGCTGACGACTATACCGATGATGATATCCTAAACGCCGCCGCGCGCAATGGTATCACCGCGATCAGAACGGATCAACTCATCCGGGCCGACAAGGCTGACATGGATAAGATCAACACGATCACTGAAGGGCTGAACCTCAATGATCGTAGCAAGTGGAGTCCAGAGATGCGGGAAGTGGATGATATTTGGAGGCAGAAGGCCCAAGAAGCTGTGGTGCAAGGGTATAAGGCAGCACGTAAACCGGCCGCTAAAAAGGCGGCGTCTGCTGTTCCCACTGTTGCTGATCAGGCACAGTACGATGCACTGCCAGCAGGAACTGAGTATGTTGGACCAGATGGAGTTAAACGCAGGAAGAAATAATGGGCAAGCGCTTAAAAAGTTGGACCCCTCCGGAGGAAGACGAAGTTCTCGATCAGGAGAAGCCAGCAGCCAAAACTGCCTGGATGCCGCCTGTACAGGACGAAGTGGTTGAAGAACCTGTAAAAAAAAAAGAACCCGCTGGCGCCGCTTCTGCGATTCCTGCAGAAAAGCCTGGCGAGCCTTCTGGCGCGAATACCGTTCCGGTAAGCCAAGACCAACAAAGAGACCTCGCAAACCTAAAACTCGACGAGTCAAGGCCGGTGCCAAAGGGCAGCTTGGAATTGGATTTGAAGAGTAAGGCGGCGGAAGTAGCTGAAACATTCCGGACCTCCAAACAAGCACTTGATACCCCGGCAGAAGCTCTTATCAATACCGTCAAATCCGGCATTGCCGATCAAATTCCAAAGGAATATTATGTTCAGCGCCTGCGCATGAGCAAGGGTTCGTTCGGCGATCTGTTCGATCCGCGCAGCAACCTGAATGCTTTTGGCGATAAGTTGCCAGCCGGGATTTCACGGGATGAGTTCTCCAGATGGAGTAACCAAAACCGTGACAAAGTTCTCGGTAAAAGTTACGATGAGCGTGCACAGGCATTCCTTACAGAGAAGCTTGGCGACGATGGGTATGAGCGCATGAAGGCCGCATTCCAGCAGTCAAATGCCCAGGATCGCGAAGGATTTGAAGAAGAAGTCCAGCAACAGAATAAGGAAGCAGCACAGCGTACCGCTGGCGTAGTTCAAAACCTCAAAGATGTTGACGGAGCCTCATCATTCCTGAACTTCGCTGGCAACATGCTCGGACAAGCTTTGTACCGGGCACCGACATCTGTTCTTTCCGGGGGTGTAGGCTCGATCGTCTCCGAGTCTTCCGCTGTGTATGACCGGCAGATCGATCTGATCGCTGAAAAGGAAGGAATTTCCCGTCAGGAAGTTATCAAGAAGGGACTCGACAAGCCTGCTGAAGGTCAGGCGCTGGCTGTGCTCGCTGGGGAACTGGACGCTATAAGCTCTATAAATCTTATAGGGTTATTCCGGAAGGCCGTTGCGAAGGAGCTTACTAAGAATGCTGTCAAGGAGTTCGCTAAAGGGTTTGTAAAAGGTGGAGTGCCGGAAGCGCTAACGGAAGCTGCCCAGGGAGAGATCGAAGAATTTGCTGCAGCCAAAGGTGCCGAGGTAGACTACAGTCTGGATGCATGGCGTATTGCTACCGGCGCCGCCGGGGGATTGATCGGTGGTGGTCTTATTGGTGGGGCCTCGACTGTAAAGTTATCCCCGGATCAGCAGGCCAAGACAACCTCCCAGGTGATCCAGGAAGAAGTCAAAAATCCAGACTTGGAAGCGGCCGCTGAGACCATCCAGGCTAAAGTGGAACAATCCGGCGATGCCGGCGTCGATACATTTACCCCTCCTGCAACCGATGACCAAGAAGCACAAGCCACACCAACTCGAGAAACTCCACAAGAAGGAGCAGTTTCAGAAGATCAAGCGCAAGAAGCACTTCCGGTTCAAGAGAAAACCAAAACAGTAACACCAGATGATAGTCAAGACCAACAAGGGGTACAAGGTGACCAGCGAGAAGGGCAAGAACCTATCCAAACCGAACCTGAGCAAGGAACAGGCGATCAAGAGACTCAAACAGGTGGAGTACTTCAAAAACAGGAAGAAATAACCGGTCCTGAGTCGGGGACTTATTCGTATGGAAGTAATATTCAAGGAAGTGAAGAACAACCTCCCGGCAACGATGGAGGTCAAGAAGGGCAGCAATCTGCACCTGTGGTTGCTGGAGAATCCACACAACCAGGATCAGAACCTGTGGGAGGCGAACCGCTTGCGCCTTCTGAGACAACACAAGCCCAGCAACCTTCCAGCCCGCGCACACTCAAGATTGCGCAGCGCATCCTCGAGAGTGATGCGTCTGAAGCCATCAAGCGTGGTATTCGCGAGAAAGGTGCAGACTACATCCCGAAGCGCTTGGAAGTTACCGACCAGGAGGCCAATGACCTGCTCGACCTCTACGGCAACGAGAAGTCAGAAACGGTCATCCGGGATACCAAGAACGACCTAACGCAGGATACCCGCACCGCGATGGCCGCGCGCCTTTATGAGCGCTACAAGAACGACGCTGATGCCACCACGGACCAGGCGCAGAAGGAAAGCCTGCAGAACAAAGCTGTTGATATCGCTCTATTCGGGGCCAACCAGGCAAAGGAAGCCGGTCGTGCCGTGAATGCCAATAAGATTTGGAAGGCGATCACGGCTGATGAAGACCTCATGGTGCTGGCTCTTGAGAAGGAGAACCAGGCTACAGCACAGAAGATGATCGAGCCCATCCAGCAGCAGGTCACACAGTCCAAAGAGCAGTTCGATGAGCAGGTCCGGCGCCTGGTTGAACAAAAGGTTCAGGAGACCGTGGAAGAGCGCATGAAGCGCGCCAGGCTCATCACCAAGGAGCAGAAGCAGAAGATCTCCGATGCCTTCGATTCTTTCAAGATCGAGGATGTTGGCGGCACAGCCAATGATGTGATCCGTGTGCTGGGCGCTGCTATATGGAATGGTTCTATGGAAGCGGTAAAGAGAGCAGTGCTCACCGGGGCAGATGTGGCCAATGCTATCCAAGCAGGGCTCGACTACATTCGAGCTAATCACAAGGGAGATTTCGATGAGAATGAGTATCGCGGTATTGTTTCACGTGGAATCACGCCACTGATCCCAGGCAAGAAGATCACTTCGAACAATATAGACGCCGACGCTGTTACAACGCCTCGTCTGAAGGGCAAGAAGAAGAAGCAATTCATCGAGCAGCTTGTCGATGAGTATAATAAGAACGGGCAGATCAGCGATGATCGCTTCGAGCAGATCTATGCCAAGCAGCTTGGGGCAACGGAGTTCAGTGAGGAGGATCGCACCCGCATACGTGAGCTGGCCAAGGTAATCGGAGAGACCGAAAAATTCTCAGAAGTCGTAAAAAACTCTTCCGGGGAAGACCTGCGCCAGAACATCGCCAAATACAAGACCTTGATGGATCAGGCCCGGAAGGCCAATAAAGAGCTTCAGGAGTTCGCCCGCAAGCCGTCAAACGTATGGGATACACTTATCACCATCATGCAGGGCAACCTGCTCACACCGCTTTCTATTGTGACCAACGTGTATTCCAACGCGGCGCTGCAACCACTCAGGTTCCTGTCCACCGGTGTGGGCTCACTGGTAGATCGTAGCGTCTCAGGGCTCGCCAAGATGGACTTGCTGGATAGGTCTTACAAGGATCCAACGATCGATCTGGTGGCCTTGCAGAAGGGCTTCGCGCCGGGTGTCTGGGATGGCGCCATTGAAGGCTGGAAGCAGCTCAAGGAAGGTCAGCTCACCAGCGACAAAGACCTGCGTGAGATACAGTCCGGCTTTGACCCGGTGGCCGCGGTGAAGCGCTGGAGTGATTCTGACAGGGAGCTTAGCCAGAAGATCAACGATGCAATCGAGGGTACACTGGGATTCCCGGCGGAGGGTATGTTCCGGCTACTGAACTTCGGGGATAAGCCTTTCCGGCGGGCATCGGAACTTGCCAGGGCCATGGAGATAGCTGACAAAAAGAAGCTCACGGGCGATGACCGGATTAAGTTCCTGATGTTTCCTGATGAGACATCTGCGACTGAGATCGATAAGGCTGGTAA